AATCAAAGCTAACGTTATCGTTTGCGTTTAAAAAGTTGAGTGTTTTTACTGTGCCACACTCACACAGCCTTGCACATTAAATTTTCAATATCCAGTCGATACCAGTTCACCCCCGTGAATATTCTAACATTTTCCTGAACAATTTACACATGAGCAGCAGCCACAACAGCAGCAACAATGATTGTCGTTAAATAGATTTGCTAATTTGTGTAGTATTTTTTTCATCAGAAATCCTCCTTATAGATTAATGATTTCATTAATTAAATAGTCGTATGATTTGATAAATGTTGCATCTTCTTTTCTCTTTATAAATTGATCTCGCGACATTTCGCCAACATCGTTATATGGAAGAATGTTGATTTTATGTACTTCAATATCATATTCTAATAAAAGCTTTATGATCCTCAAAGTTTTTCTGTCAACATCTGGATCCAATGCAATATAAACTGGCGTGTCATTTTTTACAATTTCTTGGAACAATTTTGAATGCTCTCTTAAAGTTGAACCAAGAATTGGAACTGCATTGTCTCCAGCTTTGATCGCATCAAAAACGCCCTCGACCAAAATCAGATCTTCGTCGAAGTCAAGATACAGCTCATTAAAAATAATATCTTTGCTGGCTTGTGGATTTTTATACTTTCTCCAATCATCTCCATAACTTCTGGCAATGAAGAAGTTTGCTTTTCCACTCAAGCCAAATGAAGGAACAATAATTCGAGACCCAAAGTCTCCATCATCACAATAACCAATTTTCCACTTAACAATATCTTGTTTAAAGATTCCTCGACTTTCCAAATAATTTAAAGGATATAGAGATGTCTTTGGAAGATTTTTGTTTGCAAGAGATGCGAATTCTTTTGGCAAATCAAGAGTTTGTTCTTCTTCAACGAACTTATCATCTTGCAGTAAAACTTCTGCGAAAGTCGAGACATCAATTTGTTGTGTTAACTGGCCCCATTCTTTTCGCTCTTCGTAGTTTCCATACTTACGAATTAAACGGTAGATTGATCGGCCGGCATATTCACAAACCCAACACTTAAAAACATCGCGCTCAATATTGACTGAAAGTTTATTTTTGTGATGATCACATTTTGGACAAGCGAAAAGAAGTTCGTTTCCAGCTTGATGATAATATCCTAAAACGTTTCTTAGGATTGAACGCTTTTTTCCGTCTGACATATATACCCTGCTTTTGCAATCACCCAACTGTCTGCTTTATCAAAACAGTACGGTTTTGGATTGCCATGCTTAGTATATTCTATAAGAACAGACGGTACATTGTCAAGAACATAATCTATAACAACTTGTTTTGCCTTGACACCTTTAGGTATTTTGATGCCACATTTTTTTCTTGCGGAGGTCGCTGCGACATATTCTGGTATTATATCTAGAATCGAATAACATAGCCAGGATACGATTCCATTAAATCGAGAAAGAGTCGAAAGAGTCTTTGCTGATGAAAAGCCACTTCGAAAACTTTGTAAAGATTGTTCTATATAAACAGCCTCTAGATGAAACATATCGTCTAGTTCCCATATTCTATCTTTAATAAAATCAGACTTGTCAAACAAAGTAGGAAAATACTTTTTATTGCGCATATCCCAAGCTGTACAAAAAATAACTTTACCATCTTTATCTAAGACTGTTGCGCCAGTTATGCTCGTACTAATATCTAAACCTAAAATCATATTAACATTATATCAATAATCTAGTTTAAGTTTAAATGTATAGTTATCGTTTTCTTGTTTACGGACCGGAGTGGCTACTTTGGCAATTCCAATTAAATTTTTATCTTTATCGAAAATGCCAACTTTAGAAATAAAAGTTTGTTTTCTAAATTCTGCATTATGCCCTGAAAAAGAACTGCTAATTGTATTCGCGATGGGTCTTTGTGTTTCCTGAAAATTAACAGAAGAAGTGCTTAAAGTACTAATATACTCGCTATCTTGAAATTCTGCATAAGTAGGATTATTCGAATAATTTAATTCACCTGCGGGGGCGTGTGCCAGCATTGTTATAATATTTGTTTTGGTCACTCCCTCAGCTTTAATTTTATAACTTGCATATGGAGTTAACATAGTTTTGCGCGCAAATGTATTCCAGCGGGGAGCAATTGCGCCGGCAGCATCAGATAAATATTTTGCATCAGTATAACTCGGACCTTCTGAAATATCCCAAGATCCTGTCAAAACTATTATTCCCTCGTTATATAAAACGACACCAGCCACCAAACCCTCGTGATCAGAAATAGTACCAGAAGATTGAATTAATTCTCCATTTCTGTTTTTATCTGTTAACTTGCCGATCAAAGATCCGGTGATATAAAAACATAATTCAACAGTGCCTTTCTTGATTGCGCTTCCGTAAAAGATAGAAGGAAAGTCAACTAATGTCAATCTTTGAGTTGCTTTATCACCCATTGACGATGAAAAATTATAATGAGAACTTAAGTATTTATAATAATTTAATGTATTTTTTAGCGCATCGATCTGGAGACGTGCGGAATCTGTGTTATATACATCTGTTGTTAAGGTCGCAGTTAATGGATAACTTCCTGTCATTAAAGTTCCCATATCCATGGCAGCATAAGTATATGAACTTACTCCTCTAAAAGCTTCTAACGACGAACCTTTCGGAAGAAAAGGATAAATTAAATTATCAGCAGCTCTGTTGACATTTAATTCATGTAAGTTGATGTTGCCAGCCGGCGTATTCGAATTTCCATCAGATTGATCTAAATTATTATAATATGCCCACTGGCCATAGATCCAAAAATTAAACTCAGGATTTAATTCAATCGTGTTTACAAAGACGTCATTTTCTTGAAATTCATAATAAGGCATATTATAATACCCTAGTAATCTAATCTAACTCTAATTGTTATTTCATTTGAAGGATCTTTACGGAGTGGTTCCGAAAGTTTCGCTGTTGCCAATAGTTCATTATCTGCTGAATATAAACCAATGGTTGTCACATATGAAACCGGTAGATCCGTTGATACTGTTTTTGTAACAATTTGGCTAGCAGATAGATATGTCGGATTTGAACTGTAATTAAATTCATTATTGTTTAATCTACAGAAATAGATTGTAGAATTTAATTCTGTAGTGTTATTAAAGTCGATGCTCTCGACGCGGTGACGTAAAGCGTCGCTGGCGCCAGAAATAGAAGACCCGGTAAGAAGAGCATTAATGGTTCCAGCTCCTTCGCCAAGTGCATTTCCGCCGCCGTCATACATAATGACATTTTCGCCCAAGCCCAAGCCGCCGGTGTCTGAAGCTCCGGTTAAGAAAACAGAAGCTGTTAGCACAGCAATGCCGGCCTGATAAAAAACCAAACCTGCCGAATCGCTAGTTTTAGGCTGAGCGTCTTGTGGTGTGCCGCTAAGGGGTGTGCCAACATGATTTGAAGCATATAAGATTCCATATTCGCCAACCGGTGAATTCACATAATAGCCGCTACTTCCTGAACTATCATTTAATCTTATTTGTTTTGCGAAAGTTGTTGCTGCTGTCGGGGTCGCATCATAATAAGCGGCACTAACGCCTAAATCTAAATAAAAACTACCTTTCTTAATCTCATCTTTATTGAGAAGTCGTGCGAAATTAATAAAAACAACTTCATTCATTTTGCCAGCGCCATCTGCCAAATTGCCATCGATGTCGAATCTTTGAATTTTTCCACTAGAATCATGTCCCATTAAAACTTGAGACATTTGATTATATAAATTAACTTTATTTTTCTGTTGTGTTGCGCTAAATGGCGAAGAACTGGACAGTGCCGAACCGGTTGATAAACCAACTGCTAAGTCCATAATATGATTAGCAGAAGAACTTAGGTAAGAATAGTCGTAAACAGCCTGAAACATTCCATGGGAAAAATTTTTAATATTAGTTTCAGTTGCCGTACCACCTTCGTTATAAGTACCTGATAAGATCGTGCCAGTCACTGGTATTGCTTCGTGCAATAATGTTCTAGTTGTTGTCTTGTCGTTGTTTACAAATGTTTTATAAGTGCTTGCCATTTTTATATCCTATTAAATTAAGCTGTCTTTTTTAGAAAACGAATTGGAATATCAACTCTGTATCCTGTTGTTACACCGGTTACTCTTACCGTTGAATCAATGTATTTGAATGTGCCTTGAAAATCATTCGCGGGAGGGCCGCCTGTAAGTCCAGTAGCTCCCCCTAGGCGGTCAAACAAACTTTCGCTCGTATTTAGCTCTAGAGAAGCCTTTATTCCAAATCCAATTCGGGAGCCGCGAGGGCCGGCTATAGCAGAATTGTTGCCTACCGTAGATGGGTCCTGTGTTAGTGCTTTGTAATTGGAATCAAAAAAAGCTGAATTATTATTTTTTGATATATAATAACTAGCAATTCGGTCATCGTCAACAAAATTAGGCTGAATTGTTGTCATCGAAAGTATTCCGGCGCCGCCGACAGCTCCAACAGACGCTATCTTTCCTAGCCTATCATCGATCTCAATAATATATTGATTTTCAATCAAATCAGAATCTAACTGAAAGGAAGCCGGAATATCTGTTGTATCCAATCCTTGATCCAAAACTATTCTTGTTTTATTATTATAATTTGGATTACCATCTCCAACTATGATTCCCGTTACTCCATGAAGGGGCGCTCCGGCGCCGTCATTTTTGCATGTACTAGTAGTCTCGTCGACAGTTATAACATACATACCAGAAGAAAGATCATCGAATGCTGTTGCGGTAGCTCCGCTTTTGCCAAACGTGTTTGAATTTACAACTAGGTCATCGTCATTTACTAATTTAACAACCGGCAAATAAAATAAATTATTTCTCGGTATTGTCATTAACTTATGCTTGCAAGAGCCAATATTGTTAGTAAATGCTTCCAAAATCGGTGTTGTCAAGATATCTAAATCATAATAAGCTGATCCGGATGCATTATTTTTATCATATTTTCCATAATCAATCTCGTCATCAGCAACTGCAAATTTTGTAATTTTAAAAGAGCCATCGCCTCTCGCTAAACGTTCGCGGCCTAGGTCAGTTAAAACGGCGTCAAGAATAATGTCGCCTGAATTGTCTAAAAATCCCATTTAAGTTCTCCAAATTATAAGTGATTTTAACATAAATAGTGTACTACTTTAATTAGTCTTTCTTGTTTAATATTGACTATTTTTGTAAAATTGGTTTTTTAAATCTAGTAAAGATGTCAAGTTTTCTTCCTGTTTTTTTCGAAACTAATCTTATTTTAAATTGATTATAGCTACTGTTTGTATTGTTTTCATCAAATCCAAAAACAGATTCTTTTTTGACTCCTAACTTTATTGTTTTTGTGTCATTGTTTAGTGTATCTTCTACATATTCTTTCAAAGAATTTTGTATTTGTTCATTATTCAGATCTAGACCGCCGGTGTCTGTTTTTTCATCAATAATTGATTGGCCAAAATTAGGCTTTAATCTTAAATATTTTCGAAAACTTGTGGCCGACTTATTTAAGTCGCGCAATTTTTTATTTAAATAATAAAAATGATCATGATCGTAGGTGTTTAATACAAAATATATTGCGCCCTCGTTGTTTATCGCCTGAAGTTCAAAAATATTTGTTGGATTAGAAAAATTCATTGCTTCCAAAGTATCAACATGTTTTTCATCTAATGAACGGAATATATACCAATATTTTGTATTAGGCGAAATATTATCCAAATATGACGGATTACCATCTGCAGCGCTTAATGTCACTTTTTTAGACAGGCCCGGGTTGCCAAAATCAAATAAACTAGCCGGACCATTAGGCATTGTATTTTCCGATATTCGATATAATTCAAAAGCAGAAACGTCGCCTTCCGATTTAAAACGAACTCCTCCACTTTTTTCCTTGGGAGTACTTTGGATCGCTGGAAAATCTGTTTTCTTGATAGCGTCAGGTCTTAATACTATATCTCCTGTTCCATTTTGGAACATAATTAAAACTTCACGATCATTGTTGCGATATGGCACAAAATCAACAATTGGTGCCAAAGGCGGCGACTCATGTACAACTGTTTTTTTAGGCTTTACATATGGAATTTCTACTAATCTAGCAGATGTTCTATATTGAACATCTACTTCTACTTCAAATCTTGGGCGTCCCTCATCTGGATTTCTAATTGTTGGATTATCTTTATAGTTATACAAATTACCCAAGACAAATTGAATTGCAAAAATAGTATATTGATATTCTTTGCCATAAACAACTTGTGTATCTATTATATTGGCATCGATTAATTGTGAGTCATTTAATACATAAAAATTCTGAATGAACGTTCCGTCCATATCTCTTTTTTCAATTCGATAAAAAAGTGTTTCGTTATAACATGTTTTCCCTCGCATTATATCTTTAAAGCCTCTTGCTTTGCTTTTGGTGAGAGTGTCATATAACGATAAAAATTTTATTTTTTTAATCAAGGCTGTCAAAGGATTAACCTGCAATAGATTAATATCATCATCAAAAAACTCTTCAGAAGAAATAGATATGGCCTTATCTTGCGCATTGGAAATTGTATTACTCAAGAAGCTAGTATTACCGCTGACCAACTCAATAGCATATTGAACAAAAAGATCAAAATCACAAACGTTTAAATCATGTGGAAATCCAGTAGCCCAAGTTTTTTCTCCGCTAGCCACATTATTGTCTATAATTTGCTCTTCCTGGTATGTATAAAATGATTTTGGTGCTTTGGATGATTGTATATAATATGCTACCAAAACATCGAAGAGGCCAGCAATTTTCAAAATATCTGCAACTTGAGTATTGGTATCTGTATTAAAAGTAACTTCATTATAAAAAGGAAAAGATCCTTTTGTGATATTGATATCATCTGTTTTTAAAGCCTCTAAGGGGAAAATAACATTTCGAAACTTCTTGCATGTATCTTTCAGAACTGGATCACCAGTAATTTCTAGAGATTTTTTTCCAAATACATCTCCCCATGTTTCATAGTATTCATTTCCAGATCTTCCATGAGAAACGCCGTCATAAGCAGGATCTGTTTTTTCTAGAGCCCTCAAGATATTTCCCTCAAGTCGATTATTGAGAGTAGTATGTGTCGCATAATTTCTATCAACAGAAACATTTTCAACATTATCCATTTGTGATGAATTAATTGGATTATTTTTTTCTGCCAAAATTACATTAAAATTTGGAAGATATAATTCTAGCGGTATTTCATTATCGACAGGCGATGAGAAGATTGACTCATAGGCCGGCTGATGGAAATTGTAATTTGATTCTAAATTTGTATATAAGACTTTTACTACACCTAATTCATCACTAGTTATACTATCGTACGGATGTAAAAACACAAATGGAAAATCATAATAACCATTTGCATTATGAGTGCCTAGTCCTAGTTTATGAATATTTAAATCTTCAACAAAATCTCTCCAAGCATCCGGCGGGAAACTTGATAAAGTAATTGGTGCTAAATAATTTGTCTTCTCCTCTAAGCCGCCCTGCGGGATCGAAATAATAAAGCTAGTTAATTTAGAATCTGTGTAAGAAGCGATCTGGTTTCCCATATCTGCAAAATTATAAAAAACAGACGCTTCAAAACGATCAGTGCTGATGTCTTTGTTTATTTCTATATGTTTGTTGTCTAACGCTTGTAGATTAGTGTTTAAGAATTCATATTTTCCAGAGCCCGAGTATCTATAGAAAAACTTGCCTAGATTATAACGAACCAAATCTGCATTATATAATATTGATGAATCAAGATCGGTTTTAAATTTTCCGTAGGAAGGAGGCAAAGTAGGCAAGCCGACCAAATGAGATAGTCTTTGCAAATTTCCATCATGCACAAATAACGTTTCGTATCCTACCAAAGATAAATTTTTAAAATTAGACGCCGTAGTATTATTATTATCTGATGTGCCAGCTGGTGGCATTGGAGTGTCCTGGTCCGAACTTTGATCCCCTAAAGGCGGGTGCACAGTATCATACGCGCCGTTGTCTGCTGCGTTTTCTCCTTGAGTTGAACCATCTTGTGCTGGCTGATTGACCGCATTCGTCATTTCTTCGACTAGGTTTTTTCCGTCTTCATTAAACATATTTCAGTACCTGTTTACTTAAATAATTATTAAGTATAAGATTTTCCTCCAGAAGTATTTGAGTCGCTTTTTGTATTCGTATTTTGTTTTGGGGGCGTCTTAAGTTTCGAAGTATTCTGTTGAACTGTTTTATCTTTTTTCAAATCATCTAAAGTCTTTGTTGATGTCAACGTAGGATCCAAGATTATGTCTGCTGATATATCACCCAAAACTTCTCTCATTTCTTTTAATTCTTTTGCGATTGTTTTTCTTTCTTTTTCTTTTGGTTTATTTGTTTTTGGTAATGCGATAGAAGGGTCTTTTTTTGCCATTATGTTTCCTCGTAACTATATAAATTTTTTCGTTGATTTGATTACAAAATATTCATTATAAATCGGTAGATTTAAAAAGGAATTACTTCGAACTCCAAAATTATCATTAGTATATTTAACAAATTTGCAAACAATATTTTTTCCAGCATGAACATGTTCAAAATAATCATTATGTGTAAGAGTTCTCCAAACAGGATTTAAAGATTTATCTAAAGAATCAATAAACATTATTTTTACTGTACTTGAATAATTGAACCACCACCAACCGAAAGTTTCAATACTTCTGTTTATATCTTCGAAAATTGCTGGATATAGAGGTGGATCTGAGATCTTAGCTGCAGCTTTTTTGTTACTAAAAGAAGGGTTGTAAGTAACAACTAAAGATTTGATATTATTTGGTATTCTTGTTGAAACTATTTTTTTTGTTTCTTCTTGCTTAGGTATACCAGATGCATCTGCCGTTTCTGTCAAAAAATCCACTAGTTTTGCATAAATTTTTAATTTTGTATTATCATTGGTAATAATCTTGCCAAGGATTCCAGATAATAAAAAGTCTATTTTTCCAGCGTATTCATCGCCGATATTTAGACTGTCCATATATTGATCAATAACTTCATCCTCTAGGGATCCTCCGATGCTTTCATCTTCTAATAATACAAGATTGGCTGAATCCAAAGAACTTATTGTATCTTCTGACTCGGACGTATCAACAAAATCTGTCTCTTCGGATGTTCCAGGTATAGCAGCATCATTAATAAAGTTTAACTGTTGATACAAATCATTCAAGAAAGAAACGCCATATGGTGATAAGATTTCTATATATTTTTTTACTTGATTTCTTGTTGCATTTGGATCTTGTATATCTTTTCTGCTGTTTGTCATAGAATATCTTATGGTATCTAGCAAAATATCTTTATAAAATAAAAAATTGTTTTGATATGGATATATTCTTGGTCGCGGGTCGACGGCTGGTATTCCTTGACTAAAAGTAAAATTATCCATATTTGTGGATCGCATTTGACCATCTAAATATACTTTCGCTAAACCTAAAAATGTAACCGAATATTTTTGAATGTTTAACATATTAATGTTGTTTAAAGCCTGCGGAGCTTCAGAAAAATATTTGTTCTGTTCTTGTATAACTCTTTCTTCAAAAACATCACTGCTTATTTGAATATTTCCATCCGGATTAAGTGGCACACTAGTGCCATCGGCATTTGGAATATCAGAAATTAAATATTCATAGCCTGTTTGATAATATTGATCTAAATTAACAATGCCAGTCAATGTTTCTTTAAAAGAAATTGTTCTTTTATATGTGTTTTCCCCTGATTTTACTCCAGATCCAAAACTATCTAATTTTTCTATTGTGCCTAGGCCAGCATTTGGTGACCAAAATTCTTTTATAATATTGTTGCCTTCTTTTCTTGTTATTAATTTAATATCTAAAACATCTTTATTGCAGCCAGATATTTTTATCATTTTTTCAAGCAACGTCCGGAATAAATCAAAAAGCTTAATTAATCCTTGGTAGTTTCCAGAATCAGGACTTGCAATTTTAATTAATTTTGCCATCATATCCCAGTCAACAGCGCCAGATTCTAAGTTCGACAAACCATATAAACACCATGTTTTATACATCCGGATTACACAATCTTCAATAATATCATTAACTTCGTCACCATGGTTGCCTTCATAGCCATCAACAACTGCGTTAACATTGAATTTATCTAATTTATCATTATAATATTTTTGTAAATTACTATCGATAAAATTAACATATTTTTTTAATCTTGCGTAAGTATTCAAACTAGTTTTAAGAATGCCTTGTAATTCCCTAGCTATTCCATCTTCAATTTCTACTTCATAATAATATTGATATTGGCCCTTTTTCTTTGACTTAACAGACGCATCTTTAAAGGACAAGAGAAGGTTTCCCGGTCCAAGAAAATTGACATCATTAATTTTATTAAGACCAGAGCTGGTGCCCAAATCAGAATATGTAGCTACCAATTCCGGTATCGCATCTTCATAAGAGTTTCCAATATCAGCGTCTAGTGTATCTTCTATGAAATTATTTCGACTTTTTGCTGGTGTTCCTAATCTATTTTGGCCGTATCCAATCGACCTTACTCTTTTTCTATAAACTCTAAGATCGATTATTTTGGTTTTTAAAAAGATATTATTTATTGTTGTTTCTAAAATGTTCGCAGCAACATAATTTTGTCCTCCAATCATGTTAATGACATTTTTTGCAATATTACTGTGCATTGATTTATCTAATAAAATTTTATTTTTATCCAAACAAATCAAGCCAGAAAACGTTCCATCCGAATGAGAAGACATACAATCAAAAGAATATCCTTCTGGTAACTCTGTTTTATAAGCACCATCTTTTCTTCTGGGCTGCTTATTTATTTGTGACATCTTATCGTAAACATTATCTATTTGATATAAGTCTTGTAGAAATATTTTTTCTATTTCTTCGTCGTCTCTTAAATCGACAATTTTTGTGTTAACAACCTCGATAGGATTAAGAATTACATTTTTATTGTGAATCGGCAGATTAGGGTCATTATGAACTTGTCCTGTCATGAGTGTGCCATCCGGCATTGCATGCCAATTTCCAAACCACAAGTGTCCATTATCTTCTCTCTGAAGAACTACAGCACCATTATTAACAGTTTTTTGATTAAATATTATATCATAAGATACTGCTGACGCAGCATTGGTTTGGACTAAATCTGTAATTGTTTCCGTTAGGGCGCCAAAATCAATAAGTTGGCTGATTCCTGGTGCGTCGGAAGGAAGATCTGCTGTAATTGTATCAGTTATACTTTTGATCATCGACTGCGGATCAACCTCTGTTACAACCAAATAAGCCAAGAAACCAGGATTCAAATCTTGCAATACGAAAGGCTCTAATGTAATCGGCAAATTATAAAGTGTAGAGCCATTTTGATCAGTACTAATAAACTTTGCTTTATCCGCTCTTATTTTACTAGCTGAGTCAGCCTGAAATAAAATATCTGATACATTGATTCTTCTTAGCGGACCATCATTAGTTCCAAAATCCGCAGGAAACATGTTTTCTACATACGCAAGAACAGCAGGATCATTAAGTTTTATTCCTACACCAGATGACGGAGTCTTAAGCGCCGGCGATCCTTTCATTCCATTCCAAAATGCTTCATCAATTTGGTATACTTTAACTGTAACCATTGAAGCCAAATTTACATCGTCAAACCAAAGTCCGGAAGCTTTTGCTGACAGTTTTGTACTTTTTTGCAAAAATCCTTGCAAAGATAATGTTAATGTAATTTTAAGGTTGTTTGCGCTCTGATCTGTGGGGAAATCTGTAATATTTTGCATAATATGCGGATCTTTAACGCGAGAAGTACCAGAAACTCCATCGATAGAATAAATCGTATCATTCGTTAAAGCAGAAGTTTCCAGCGTTGCTGTTTGAATTGAAACTTTTGGCATGCCAGAACTAATAAAATCTTGAATTGATTTTTGTTTATTCTGTTCTAAAATCATAGACATTAATCACAAGCCTCCACTTCATCGTCCGGAATATCATAAACATTGGTTGAGGTTGTAATTTTCTCTTCCAAATCAGAGCAATTAAATATAAATGTATCTGTATATGTTTTTTCTAGTTTTTCGGATTTAACGGCGCGGCAATAAGCTTCTTCTGATATTTCAGAATCAACGTTAAAATCAAAATAATATTCTACAGTATCTGGTTCACTATTGTCTGTTACACCTGAAAAATACAATCTTTCTTCTGTTCCGTCCGACATAATTCTAAAAACCTCTACATCGAAATTTTCATTTAAAAAGTCTGTGTTTTTTTCCAAAACCTTAATAAAAAGACTGTCTTCGACCACCGATAAATAGCTTCCGTCAGCAGAAATATATGTTGTATCTCCATCTTCTGTTTCAAAATCAACTTCAGATACTTCTCCTGGGGCGCCCATTTGAGTTGCAAATTCAGGACTAGTCTGATCTATTTTAATTTTATATTGTATATCACATTCTAATTTTGGTATATTTTCATTGCAGCTGCCGGTTGTTACAGACAAAGACCCTGTTAGTTTCGCCTCATAAAAATCAACCATCCAGATTGGCATTTGTTTTGTACTATAAGACATGTTGCCCAAAGGACCAAAGCCTTCTAATTCAAGCTGTTTCTTTTCAATTGTTTCCGTTTTTATAGTAGCAGTTGTGCCGGGTTCAAGCATGGACTGAAATAAATTTTCTTGATATATTGGAAAATCATTCGTAGTTGTATTTTTGTTTATTTTTTCTTCAACAGAGTATAAATATGTTTGTTGCTTTACTCTCGGCGTTTCCTTGATTCGATCATAAGTTTCATTCTGTGTTTCTGTCACGCCGGCGTATTGGCCATCATAAATTATATCATCATCATAAAATGCATAAAATTTTGGTTTAAGGCGGCCTATTTGCATTAATCTTTTGCCCAGCGGAGTAAGCTGAATATCTAAGACTTCTTGTTTTCTATCAAAAAATTCCATTTATTTAAAAATCCGTTCCTTCTTCTTGTCGCTGGGCTGGCGTATAAGCATTTTCACCTTCCGGTAGGTCCGAATTCTGTGGTCCCTGCTCTTCAAAGAATGAGTCTTCTGGAGCGGATTCTGGTGTTTCCGCAATAACTTCCGGACTAGTCAACTTTATTGAAGTTTCCAATTTTGCCAATTCAACCAAAGAACAATAATCATAGGGCCAATTATAACTATACGTATGATCAACATCTGCAGTATTTTCAACTTGATTTGTAATAAAAGCTAGATTGTCAGACTCAGTTTCAGTTACATTAATATATTTATTTCTTGCGCGCTTCTTAACTTTAAAAACCATCCATCTTAAGTTTCTAGTTATTTTTTTAATATCGCTCTTGCTCATCCCTTCGCCGGTGAATTTTTGCCAGAATTCGCTCATTAATTCTCCATCTTTGCAGGGAATACTCAAAGTTGAACTATCCGGCACAACTTTCATTGCTATATCCGGCATTACTCCTTGCCATATATCCTGCAGTTCTTGTCTAGAGAATTTATGCTTGAATTCAAAAGCAAACATCACAAATGGATCAATAATTGGATTTGAATTATTTACAAAATCCCAACGAGGCGGGAATATAAATCTTCTCATTTTATCTTTGAGATTCAAAACAGATGGTGACTGGCTAGTTTCAGCGCTCTGTTCATCAATTTGTTCCTCAACTTGATTAACAATATCCAATATACTTGTGGCGTCGTAGTTCGCGGCGTCGGATTTTACTTCTATATTGTAAATCGGGAAGAAATATTTATTATCTGCTTTCGAATGTATGCAATTAAATTTGGCTGCCAAAGCTTTAGATTGCAAATATGGTATTGCGACAATACATTCTGATATTGATTTTTCTCCATCAGTAGGCAACTCACCAACTTTTTGATTTTTTGGTGTTCCTTGTGCAAACATTGTTGCCAATAATGATTTACTGTTTGATGTATAAGCGCCAAGTTCACTAGGCTCTGTATCTCTCAAGGTAAGTTTGAGGCCGCGGCCGCCTTCTGGAATATTTCCATATCCATTCCACATGCCTCTTGCTTTGCTATCATCAGTATAATGATTAAAACTTAGAACAGGGCATTCGTATTTGGTAGAAATGACCCATTGTTCTTGTTCTGTTGGATCGTCTGGCTGTTGAACAATAATCCCATCGGGACCTGAAGCAACCAAAGGAGCAATCTTTTTGCCAAATAAATCCAAAGAGGAAGAAACATTCATCATAGTACTAATTGCTGGGGATGTTTGGTCGACCCAAGTTCGCAATGGATAATTGCCTCCCTTAAGGGTACCCGGGGCCCATTGCGCATATCCTGAACTTCCTGTATCATATGACGCTGAAGGAATGTTGTTTAAATTATTGTAATAAGATGCCGTTAATTTGCTGAATATTGTACCTAGGGAGGGCTGTGGCGTATCCTCGACAGTATTTGTATAAGTTAAATCAACAGTTGCTTTTCCATAAAAGTACGGAGGAGTATAAGGTGCATATGCCGGATCTTGCCTTTCGCCGTACAACATCTCATTGAACAAATTTGAGGCGGTATAAAAGGCCGTAGAGGCGCCATAAATTTCGCCGCGGCAATTTCTATAATAGAAAGATGCTGTATTGCCTGGTTGCAATCCATTGAAATCTAAGCCATTTCCATAAGCTATAGAGCTATTAATCGCACCCTCTGTCATAATATTCTCAACCATTTCTATGTCAATTGACATTTGGTATGTAACATCTTGCTTGAAAGAAATTTCTGACATTGGCTTTGATGTCCATGAAGTTAGTCTTCCATCTTTAATAAATAAGTTAACAGATTCTGCCAAGAAATTATCCATAGCTCGACGATATAAATCATGACTTTCGTTGCCATTCCAAGTAAAGAATGCATCAGTATAATTGTTTGCAACTGCATATAATTTATTTCGTCTGTTGCTCGCATCTTCTGAATCATAAATTGGTAATTTCGAAAAATCATATAAAGCTTCGAAAGGCAATCTATAATTTGAAGCAGTCGCATATGTAAAAGCCTGCAAGCCCTCAGGAGCTTCCGGGACGGAACCGGTATAAATTGGCCAGTCAACTGCAATTCCAGATTTAATAGTATTATATAAAATACCAGGAGCAAAATATGGCTGCAACAGAGCCTGTGTGCGTGCTGCATTCTGATTAACATACCCGCTCCATGGATCATCTGCAGATTCAATACTTTGAGAGCCGCTGATGTGGGCGCCCAAAGACTGTGACAAGAGTGTCGCTAATTGTATTGTTCTATTAACAGGATAGAATCCGTTATATGGCAATAGTTTTTTGAGGCCATGACATGTCAATCTAATAGAGGTTGCATTTGCTAAATTCTTATGATCTTCTACAATAATATCAAAATTTTTCAAGAAGTCTGAATGTAAATAATCTTTATAAAATTGTGTATTCACGCTAGCGGAATTAATTATACCATCAATTCTAAAATTATTTCGATACGGAACTGGTGCCATAAAATCAGAATCTTTATCTATTACGTAATATGGCATATGGTTGGAAATATTGAATTCAGGAATAACTGAATAGTCTTTTCCAATCTTACTTAAATCTGCAGAATAATCTGTGTATGAATCATACCAAGGATTTCTGCCGCGATCGATATTTGTAGTCCAATTAATATTAGACGAGCCAGACTGTAAATCGTTAGTCCACTGACTAAGAGCAGTTGCGTTTGAACCAAGCCAGCCGGCGGGGTTGGAGGGAGTTCCAGGCGCAATTGCGCGCATTGTAGAATCTAGACCATGGTATCGAACCGAGGCTGTGGTCCAAATTAAATCTCGGGGTGATCCGGACCTAGAGGAGCCGACGTCTGTCGTCGGGCCCGTATCAACAAAAGAAGGGCCATTAAACAATTGTCCAGAATACTTATCTCTAGAATTAAGTGCTTGTGGGGCCGGCCAAGCGAAGATGGAGCCGGCCGGACCGGAAGAAGCAGAAAGCTCTTCAAAAGAGCCCGTCCATGCACCTTCGAGTGGCCATATGCTTAAAGAAGCGCCAGTCGAGCCGCTCATCACAGTCCATGACTGGTAAGATGGCGACGCGTGATAAGGCCAATCAGTAACGTTCGAGGCACTTAAATAATAGTTTTGGTTGTTCAGTGCGATTAAATCTGTTCTCACACGATTTTCAATATCATCTCTCCAGAAAGATCTATGAGATATGCGATCATAACTGTTGTCTCCGCCGCCGGCAACTTCAGTATAATTATTTCTTGCCCTTGTTCTATTCAAGAATGTATTTTTAGACTGAGGCCATATAACTTCCGTATATCGCAAAGACTCAAAACGCTTAATTGGATTCAAGGGGCTAACAATGTCGTCATCTCTATATAAGGAGGTTATAGAATCATATATTGGCGGAGGCTTAGTAGTTGACTTAAACCATTCGTTGTGATTAAACAAGAAAGCATGGTAAGCTGCTTGCGGATTAGCAAAAGAACAAATATTATTATTAAATGTATAATCGAAGACCATACCTTGAGTTTCAGTAGGCTTATAAAGATCTTGAACTGCCCGGACTCTTATTTGAACTGGCTTATGCTTTATTGTCACAACAGATTCTGTAAAGTTTAATATTGGATTTACACCAAACTTCAGTGCTTTTTTGTCATTAGTGTCAGGAATGCTTTGTTGCTTTGCTTGCATCTTAACGGCACTAAAAGTATTTGTTTTCCTATGATGTCTCATAATCGGATGATTTCCGCCACGAATCTGTTTCCAAGATGGCCAGCCGTATGGGCCTTGGCGATGATGTATGATACCATTCAATAATGCGTTGCCGGCATAAGTCGAAAGAAGCACACCCTTGGAAATTAAACCACCTTGATATTGATAAGACGTTGCATTGTTTTCATAGCCAGTGTTAGTGCCTGGATATCCTAAGCTATTTTCGCTAGCTGTTACTGGCTCATATATGTTAGTGTTGAGGCCTACGAAATCATTACGAATAAGTGGATATCCAACTGCAAGGAGGGGGGCCTCTGGAAGTCCATATCTCCATGTTGAGTCGCCGGCGAACCAATAACTTGCAAAATCGCTAGAACTAACAAATGTCATATCATTTGATTTTATCGAATATCCCAAAGGCGCTGTTAATCCATCTCCTCCGCCTGCATAATAAAGGTTGCCAAAAATATTTGGACCTGCATAATTGCCAGATAGAGAAGCAGTAATCCAAGCATACTGACGATCACTCTGTGGAATTGCGTGCTGTATGAAGAAATTATCATATCGCTGCCTATTCACTGCTATTTCTGTTCCATCGGGCATAATATACGCTTCAGCACTTTGACCAACATTTCTATTGACTTTGTGTACTGAAGCAGTTAGAGCGGCGCCGTCTGTTGTAGATAAGCGCGCATCATAACCAGGATATGGGCCGCCGGCCATATGATTTCGTTGTAATATATCCAAAGGCGGCGTTGTTGTCAAGGTTCTCAAATTTATATCATGAGGATTGCCAAATGGACGTGTTTCGTAAAAGACACTTGGATTAGTTCCGCTGCGAAATGTTTCCAAAGTGGCTCCTTGGTGAGATCTCTCTTCCATTACGGCGCGGCCATTTCCTGCAATACCCGGCTCAGTCTGATATATCCAAAAACGAGCTTGTGCGGGGTCTGTGGCACCCGGATAATTGGTGATCACCGCGGAAGCAGTTATTCCTAACACTCCACCAGAAAAAGCAGTATTAATTGCGTGAGCTAACGAATGTGCAGAGCCAGATTCTGCCAGGCCCGGGCCGATTGCAGCACAATCAGATGCATCCCAAAAAGCCGAACACCTAGTTCCATAATTGAATACCAAACCATTATTATCATATCCTACAGTCGGATCCGTTAACCATGTTGCAAGATAATTTTCTCTAAATGTTATATTAAGGCCCGCGCTGGAAGTCAATCCTATAGTAAAAGGCTTAGCCCAGCCGCCCAAGCCTTGACTAGTGATGCTAACAACTGCCACTGCACTATCACCGGATGCAGTGATATTTGATCTTGGTTTTCTAACCGTCATATTACGGTAGTTTAGGCTGTTATAGACGGAGAAGGTGTGTGAAGCAGGGTCAAGATAGCCTAGGGCCATTGCTTCCGGAGAACCGGGTGCAGAGAAGCGGTCAGCGATCGTCACACTTTGCAACGATGAGCCGGTTCTGTCCATCATATTAAAATCAATATTTCCGGAAAGATTGAAGACCTCTGCTGTTGCTTGTGTAAAGTTGGCGAAATTATCTTTTAGCCAGCCTTTTTGTGTATTGGCGCCGACCGTTTGAACTATCTGATATTCTTTAGAATAATTGCCCAAATATAATGACCCGGTGCTGGTTTTTATGTTTTTGATAACAACCGGTCTTTTGGCGATTTCATCTAAGAAATATTTTGATTTTGGATCATCATCGGCGCGTTTACTTAAAGTTAAATTAGAAGCGTTAACTGCCAAATCATATTCTTCAATACGGTCAGTTGTCGTAAATGGAGCAACTTTTCTTGATTTTTTGCCTCCGACATGAATTTTTGTAAATGGACCTTGCAAGGTTTCTTGCGTTTCGGCGCCATATACATCGCGATGATTATCGTTGATTTCAATTCCACTATTAAATGTAGTAAGAGACGTTTTGTAGCCAGTGTCAACGGAAGAAGAGTAAACTGTAAATGGCGCAATGTTGCGGCCTTTTATTGGACTTTGTTCTAAGTTTGCTTTAAAGTCTAATCTTCGTTTGACATTTAGATCATCTTTATCTGTACAATCTACAAAGCTCTCAATATCTTGTAGAATAATATTTTCTGTTTTGCTGCTTTGATCTAATTCAGTTTTTACAAAGTTATATTTAATATTATCAATCTTAAAATCTTGGGCTCGATCGACGGCAAAATGATAAGGTCTGGTGAATTTTCTTAATGCATATGTGGATCCAGAGACAACCGAATTTGAAATTCGTTTAATTATTTCTCTTTGTTCGTCAACTGTTGAATCTCCAGAAGATATAAGAATTCTATCTCTTTCTGCCCTATCTTTCCAGTATAAACAATTAACATTTTCTTCTGCTGCGCCTTGAATAAAGTAGCTAAATGTTATATGCAGGGCGAAGACGTCGGTATCGATATCTGTGTTTCCTAGGGGACCTGGCTCCAATTGATTAAATCTAAAAGTATTCGTTATCGAGCCAATCATTGCCAAAATTTTACCTTGATGGCCGGCAGATGAATTGACCGCTTCTATAATCTCGCCTCTAAAATCAGATTGGCTAGACATTCCTTGAATTTGAACCCAAACTTCTGTTGAATTGCCGGTACCTGTTTTTACGGTACCGGTGGAGCCCGCGCCATTATCATCAAAAACATACTTGCGCTTTGTTCCATCTGTCGATATTAATGTAAAATATTCTCCATCTAAATCAGAAGATGTGCTTGTAATAACAGCAGTTTGTGTCCATGCATATGTAAAATTGCCTGGCTCGTGGCCTTCTTTCCAATTATATAATAATTCGTTAATGCCTTTGATTCTTCCATCGGGCTCAGGCTGCTGAAGATTTAAGTTTGTATACTTTGTCTCAATCCTATTTCTTTCTAATACATGACTCTCAATCATATTCCTTACATTATCTGCCATATCAGCAGTTGCAGGAACCAAATTTAAAAGCATTGTAGAAATTGAATTATCAATCCATTTAAAATATTCTATAAATTTATCTAAATCCGGTATGTTGTCAACTCGACGGAAAAACAATTCTTTGATTTTATCCATCTCTTTGCTTGATTTTCGATATCTGGTGACTGGATCTCCAATTAAATTATGAAAATCTTTGATGCCGGCGAACATGTTCAGCATTTCATAAGAAATATTTGCATACATGCTCTTTTCGAAAGCATAAAAATATTTAACCGGGCGATGTTCACGAGTAAATATTTCTCCTTCGAAATCAACTATATTAACCATATCATCAGAATTAATCAAATCCGGAGCGACTAATCTAGTCGAGGGTACGTATTTCTTTTCAACTACTTGTGTGCTGCTAGCAGCAAAATTATGTCCCAATCCAGTATGCTGTCTTTCAACGATATTGGATAATGGATAACTTAATAGTTCATTTGATCCGCTAGAAAAATCACTAACTGCAAATTGTCCCGAAGCATCAGAGGCAGTAACCTGTGCAAAATCCCAATTTAGTGCCAAAGAAGAGATTTTTGGCATTTCTGTTTCAGATAAACTCTTGTTTGAGGCGACGCCTTGAAATAAATACGTATTTCTGTGAGGATGATTAACGCCATAAGATGCATCATTTTTGGCATGATATTCCAAAGTATCATTTTCAAGATATGAATTCCAATAGCGCGCATAAGATACGTAAACATCTGATTCATTCAAAAGTGTACCACTAAAGTTTGTTCTATGTGCACCAACAAATAAACGCTTTGGAACAGAGAAAAAAGTAGATCCATATGCAGACTGTAGCGTACCCGATATTGCGAAACTGTTTATGATGGTGTCGCCAAGATGTTGGTATCCAATTAATTCCGCAGTTACTTCAACCGGAGTATCAGATCCTGTAACAAAATCAACTTGTGGATATTTTGTATCTCTAAGCCTAACACTCAAATTCCATTCTGTGTTGTCATATATATCTGTGTATACTGATGATGTAATCGGCCCTAGGGCGCTGCCTGTTAAAAGAAAGTAAGCCTCTGGGCTGTCTCTCATCGATTGTTTTTGTTTTCTAACAATATAAACTTGTACTGAGCCGCTATCACTTGTAGCCCAAGCAGTATCTGTATTACTATCTGTTTTTGCTGTATGTAAGCCAAAAAGCGACGAGGTTGTTTCACTATAAATTTTTGAATCTCTACTTTGTAACAAAGGATATTTGGGAAATAAAATTTGTGTTTCAACCGTAACAGCGCCTAGTGCGTCAATACCATTAGTTTCATCATCGCTTCCAGATATATAAGATTTTGAATTTGGATTTCCAGCTTCGGGATATCCATATACAGATGCAGCATTATTATTATAAAAATCAACATATTTTGATTTTGACGACACATCTCTTGTATTAGTTTCTAAACGCCAATTTGTATTTTGTCCATATAAGTTAAGTCTTACTAGTTCTTCATCAATTCCAACACATCTTAAGAGATTTCTAAATGATTTCTTTGTGCCTTTTGTTTTATAGATATGAATTAAATTGTTATAAATGTTTTTGTATATCTGGTTCTTTACATCATATAATTTTTTCTCAAATAGCTTCTTATCATCTCGGGTATTTGCATATGCAAAGATATCAATATCTGTTAAAATTTCGTCAACATCAAAACCATAATCTTTCAGAAGTCGATCATTAAAGAAATGTGGGCGTGCGCTACTAGAGGCATATTGTATATTCTTAATTGTAGGAAGTGCTTCGATTTGCAAATGCAAAGTATCAAGATAGCTAGCTAAAATTTGTGTTAATTTGTGTAATTGTCCTTCGCCTTGAGCATAATCATCTTCTGATATCCAGGCTGGCAAACTATTAATTAAAGAAGATCCGTTGTTGAAATCATGTTCTTGGCCTATAGTCTTTAAATTCTCTAGTTTACTAGCGACGTCCGGATGAAAAGAATAAATAATTGGATCTTGAAATTCGCGGCTGGCATGGCCAGATTCTACTAACGCTGAAGATGTAGAACGACTATCTGTGGAACTATATCCTTCCCAAAGGCCATCGCTGATTCTTCCTGAATAGTCCAAAACAACGCTATCTACTGAAGATGTTTGAGTTATTCCTTCATTAAATTTATAATATACTCCCAAGTACGTATTTGATAAATCAGTGTTTGTTCCGCCATAAACTTGATCTTTATAAAATCTTCCAATCTGTTTCGCGTTTCTTGCTGTTTTCCAAAATCTAAATTCATCGATAGAGCCACTTAGTTTACCCCAACCTAAATCACCTTTATTATCATTCAAGATTGTTGTAACCTGAGATCCTATTGTCGCGATAAAAGCTCCAGTGACGGGGCCCTGGGATCCCCAGTGATCATCACTGCCGGAAGTCTTAGTAGAAGTTAAGACGCCGTCGACATATAACTCACTTTTGTTAATGTTGCCACTGTTTTGTGATACTAGTGTATAGTGGTGCCATTTATCGTCTGCAATGTTTGTTAAGCCGGTATCAAAGCCGCCGGCACACCAAACAGAATCACCAGAAGGACAATATTGCGCGTTATTAGAGCCAGATTGTATACCAGCAAAGATTTTATTTGGCTCTGAACTTCTTAGATAAATCATAAATCTACCATAAGTTCCACCAATGCCAATATCCGATAAGCTAGCGCTATTCCATAAATCGAATATTGTTTCGCTGGTTCCGCCCGGGCTGCCAGTTATTTGTGTATCGTCGTTTGCCCATTGTGCCTTTTTAAGCCAAAATTCTACAGTGTTACCATAAGTAAGATCTAATTTTAAATTAGATTCTCTAAAACTACCGGTGTCATAAATATTTGCTTTTGACAAGCCTTTGATTGATTGTCCTGGCTCTATTTCTGATTTCCAATCTTCATTAGGGTCTGCGTTTGGGCCACCTTTGATAAAGATGTATTCTTTTGTAGAAGAATCATAAGATCTGTGGAGCGAGTGAGCAGGGGATCCAGTCAAGGCAGTCTGGTAGGCACCAATTGTGATATGTCCAGTTGTACGAGGATATTCATTTTCAAATATATGTTTATCTAAATAACTTGATGATAGGTCCCATAATACTTTTTCTTTTTGACTTCCATCATAAGGATACTGATTGTAGATTCTAGTAAATGCATCTTTATAATATTCTTCTGCCGATCCATATCTTGCAAAATTTGATGCTGAAGCAAAATCAATTTGTGGCACAAATCGATCTTCTTGCGCTTCATAAGCTTGAAGAAATTCACTAGATTCAATTTCATTAGCAAGAGACGCAGTTGTACTGCTGGTCAAATAACTAAAATTTTTACTCCCAGGCTTGAAATAATCTGCTATTTTTCCAGCGCTGTTAGGATCTATAATTTTTTTATCCATCTAGAATTAACTATCCTCGGTATCTTCTACTCTAAATTTAAAAGTTCTATTAAATTCTTTATATCCTGGCTCCTGATAGGATGCCAAAATAATACCATACATATACCCGCCTTCAAGCATTGTCATATCGAGATCAAAGTATGAGCCAGATACATCAGATGATAATCTAGTGTATGAGCCTGTATTTCCAACTTCTAGGGGCGCTGTGGAGCTGCCAGTGCCATATGATATCACTTCATAATCATCAAATGTTCGAACAATTCTGAAATACATATTATCTAATATTGTATTTTCAACTTTTGCAACAGCTTTAGAATAGATCGTAGGATTCCAGTCTTTAAGTCTGGTTGTAATACGGAATCTTGCTTCTTCAGATGTTGTATATGATGGTTTTATATTTGCTATGTTGACCACATGTTGAGTTCCGGCATTTTGTCTAGAAGCGGCAAACACTTTTGGCTCAAAAGAACCGGTACTGACCTGAACGCCGAGCTTATCCGTGCCGTCTAAAGACCATACATCATAAAGAGTTGTTATAGGAGTAGCAGCAGATGTTAAAGCGAATGAGGCTGAATATATTCCAGTTGATGCCCAGCCACCAGTAACAACTGTTGGGACTCCGGCTGCAACATAATCAGTCGTAGTGACCAAATTCAAAGCTGAAGCTGAAGGAACTGTGTTGTTTTCTGAACCTGAAAATATTTGTAAATAAATATTTGTTGATGGATCAGTAATACCAGGAATATTTTTTAGACGACCATTGACATAATTATATAAATATAAAGTATTCAAATTATCTTCTGCGGAGAGTAAGGAACTACTATATTGAACTTTCGCTCTATCGTCTTTTATTGTAGAATCCCACCTGGCTTCGATACAGGGCCTTTTAAAGAAAAATTCACTAGTTCTAGAGAAAAACTTCTTTGTGTAATAAGATCTTTGGGCTCCGGAGACGTTCTGAATAATATTATCATTTGCGAAGCCGCCGACGGAGCTAGAGTAATAGGCTTCTTGGGTTCCAGTTACGTGAATTCCAAGTCCATAATTTTCAAACCCGGTGCCGTGAGTATCAAAGCCTTTTATCCAGCGCTCGACTGTATCAGTTATATCAAGTTTTAGATTTTCAGTGCCATTTTCGAATGTTACAGTTTGTGTTCTGTCGCCGGAATCATTACCAGCTGAGGCTGTAAGATATGTCCCCCCAACCGTTGTCCATGTTGCAGATCCGGTTCTCATTACCCAATTAGAGCCTTCATAATCTTTTGTAATGTCTAGGTAACTTTCCATATCGAGGCCGAATCCTTCTTCCCAAGAAGAGGAAGCCGGCACCACTGTCAATGTTAAGTTTTTCGGTACTGTTGAGGCATGCTTTGCATTGAATAGTCTTAAGCAAAATTGAACATTTCCGGAAGCAGGAATGTCTCCCGCCGTACGGTCAGCTACAATTTCGCTAGTTGGAAAATGAACTAATATTCTAGATAATTCTTGACTTCTTGAAATTCCAGAAGAATTTGATGTAAAATTTTGTCCATAGATTGAAAACGTTTCTAAAACATCTGAGGCGCCCATATTTGAACCAGTGGCGCGAGTAATCAAATTGCTCTTGTAGGCATTTGTAATTGTATTATCTTTATTTGCTATATATTTTTTAATACCCATTAGGTCACAACACCTTCAAAATCAATTCCGTTTCTAAACTCGTATATAGTGTCGAAAGGAAATGTTAAATAACGACGATCTGCCGAAAATGCCTGTTCTACACTAAATGTAGTATCCGCATAATCGGCTCCAATTTTTTGGTATACATCAACTTTTACAGTATCTGCTACTCCCTTGATAGAATTTAATAATTTATAAATTTTTGTTATCTCTAAAAATTCGCCTATATCTGGTTGTTTGTTAATGTATTTGCTGTTTAACACCATAAGACAATTATTAAGCACGGTTGTCTTGTTAACATTTCTTTCGGCAACTATCTCAAATCTTACACCTAAATTAACAATTTTAGCATCTAGAATATCAATAGAATCATTAATCATTCTATACTTGTTTATCCAATTTTTTAAATTTTGTTTAATAGTAGAATTGGCGGGCACTAAATTATTAGTAGAATTTTTACATAGTATATATAAATTTAAGTTTCTTTTAAATGAATCTTTATCTTTATTCATGGTGCAGCGCGCAATAGAACCAAATTTGGGAGGCATTGAATAAATCATAGATTTATAATCCTGCATTGTAACTGCTCTGTTTTGGGAATAAAAAATGCCGTAAGCTTTTTGTTTTATTTCATCTACAGTCGCACTCATCTCATCACCCAAAACAGGATCTTCGTTGATAACCTCCAAAGATCTTCGAACAGCTCCCAGTTTTGTTCCACTTAAATTAAACTCATCTTTGAACACCAGATCTGGCTGTGAAGCCTCTGTAATTGTTCCAACCGGTGAATTTACTTGCGCAGTATTATTGTGTCTATAAACAACTGTTAAAGTCGTATTCGATGGGCCGACGCCGAGTTTATCAGAACTTATTAAATTAGTTGGATCAAAACTTTGATCAGTGCTGTACTCTCTGCCATGTAAATTAATAATCGCTTGATTTGGCTCTGCTATTGGGTCTGTTGAAATATCTTCTTCGGAGCCATGGCCAAAGACCAAGAGCGTTTGTCGGGCACTTCTCTCAACTGTAAAGCGGCGAGGCACTACATGCGGCTTAAGAATATTGGGCGCCAACAATCTTTGTGTTGGATCCGGATTAATCAATTCTTTATAAACTACATCCTGAGAAAGGTAGTCGACCTCTATATAAGAGTTACCGTTGGAGTCATAGACAGACATTATTTCTGCGATACTGGATGCGCCCGGAATTTCTAATTTTCTAAATCTTTGAAATTCACCAATAGTAAAGCTAGCTGTTTTAAAGTTTCCGGAAATAATTCTACCTTTTGCTTTTACAGCATAATTTATTGGAGTTCCAGTACTCGGGTTTACACGGCCAACGACCACCATATTTGAAGATTTTGAAAAATCTACATTTTCCACCAATATATAAGAATTCCCAGCTGTCGATGAAAAAGTGCTTCCTCGTTTTAGTGTTGGCAAATACAACGGGTCCGGGCCGCCTCCTGTGGTAGCAGGAGGTACTAAAATATATAATGTAACAACACCATGTGAAGATGGAGCTGCATCAAATTTATATCCTAACTGGCGACTTAACTTAATAATATTATCATATTCTATAGCTGTCTGTAAAAAAGATTCGTTAGCCTGATAATCTAGATAGAAAGACATAACGTCACCGACATAGGCAACCATATCAAGCATTAAGGCGCCAAAAGAAGCTTCACTGAAGTCTTTATAGGTATTTGGATAATATCTTTTTGCGTAACTCGTTAATTCATCCTTGATAGATGAAAAATTTCTTGCAGTATAATTTATCGATAGTTCTTCGATTTTTGTTTTTGCCATATAATAACCTCAGCAATATTAATTAGTTTTATATTCAGTTTGAGAGAGTAACAAGTAGATTATCTGTAGTTCCTAAATCAGATATTTGATATACAATCAGCACATTAAGTCTTGCTGTGTTCTGCGAACTATTGCCAATTTGTATATCTGTAATATCGATAAATGGCATATATGTTTGTGCTTGTCCAATTATATTTCCGTATAGTGTATCTTTGACATCTTCGGTCATGCTCTCAAATAAATATTTTCTTAGCCCAACCCCAAAATTAGAATCCATGATCTTTTCTCCAGGAACAGTAAGAACTAAGTTTTTTAAATTTTGTTGTACAGCCTCATGTATAGTCTTAGTTAGACCATAGTGGCCATCGATGGCGTCGACTAGTAGTGGTAACTTTGGGGAAATTCCATACATTTTCTTCTATCTCCTTGATTATAATTATTTGCTTATTATTTTTTACACTCATCTTCTGGATCTGCAGAGAAGCCATCTAAGTCAATTTCTACGTTGGGGGCACCAAGTGTGTCGTCGGTGGCCAACTCAGGCTCTGGTGCTCTTGGGAATTCGACCGGCATGAAAGCTAGAGCTGCATAAATAAACCCTAGGGGGCCGACATGTATTGATGGATCTCCAAACGCGGGAAAGCCTGGCGGATATATGGGTGTTGGGCGATCGCCGAAGGGATCCCACATCATTTCCAACAACGCCTTATCTGGTAAACCCTGCTCTTCTTGAACATTCATAAAGTGCGCTAGCCCGGGATCAATTTGTTTTACCAGATATCTTAATAAAAATTTGGGCACGACAGTGCCAAGCCACTGAATAAATGGATCGCTTGTGTTTCCAAAAGAAAGAGCCTTTTGCATTGCTTCGTTCCAGCTTTCCATTTCAGGACCTTCGGCGCCAGATAAAGGCTCGGACTCATCCCAATTATTTTTTGGCTTATTCTGCTCTTTTAACAGTGCTGCAGCAATTTTTCTACTTTCTAAGAACATCTTGTCATAATTGTATTTGTCATCATATGGGAAATACATATGATGCAACATCGCGAAATTTAATAAATTCGAAGTTGGAAAAACAAAATCATCAAATATTCGTACTGATGGTAAATTAAATAAATCTTCTACCAAATCTCTAGAATCAATTCCGTGACGCGTCACCAAAGGATCGAGAGCAGAGAGCGCCTCTGAGTCAAGTATACTATAATCCAGCCATTCCGGATCAACGTTAAATGCTTGTTTAATATCTGCAAAAGTTAGATTTTTAAAATCATGCATTTCTTTTTCTATAAACGCATCTTCAATTGGTATTATAAAAAACGGTTTAATGATTCTAAATGAGTCCCTGATCGATAAACTTGGCCATCCAGTATCATCTGCTATAGCTTGAATTTGATTTAACTTAGATGTGTTGGGGCTTTTTATTAATTCTTTTATTTCATAGGCACGCTCTAAAAATCCTTTATTCCGCATTGATGAATCATGATTTTTTTCCTCGGCATGTTTAATCGAATTTTTAATTAAATCAATAAAAGTACCATTTTGATCTAAGTCAGATGATGATATCGGTGAAATTTTATTCTTACTTCTATCTTCTACTACATTTTGAATTTTATTTTGATCTAGATCAAGCGTGTCCCATAAATTATGAGGAGCTACATAAACTAATCTTAATCCATGTTTTATACTGCTAAGAAAATAAGAAATAGCAGTATCAGCCAATTCAAGCGTCAGACCTGGCATGCCTGAAACTCCATTTATATAATTATCAAATACTTCTAAAGACTTTAAAATTGCAATATCGAAATTTTTATATGAAATAGTAAATTCAGTTGCGTTATCCGTGTGTATAAATTCTACACCTAGGGCTGCCTGGAATGCTTCGTACATGGTTACAAATAAATCTTCTTCTCCTGTCCATAAAAAATCCTTTGAATAGTTAAATTTTATTTTTAAATATTTTTGCAGTATAAATCCGCCGTCTTTTGTTAGTCGGCCCATGTGGGTAAGATTCCCTTCGGCATCATAAAATGAAGATAAGACCTTATTTGAAGGAGAAGTATATGCTTCGTTATAAGCATCACAATTGATATTTTTTGAATCTACTGTATTTTCTGTGTTAAACAGCGAGCGCTCTTCATCTAATCGCATAACAATATTGTTTGGACTATTCGGTGGTACTTTCCAAGTACCTAGGTATTTACCGTTGACAGCAAGGCCTGAAATTCCATGGAATGATAATTTATTGTTATGGTTTGTCCAAGGAAAATAATTAACTAAATTTGGCTTAAAGGTCGATGGATTATCTGCATACATAAGCTGACTAGACCCGTCAGCAAAATTTGCTATTGTAGCATCTCCAAATCCATGAGTTCCTTCATCAATATTTTTAAATGTAAGCAACTGGCTTGGAACATCATAAATCGCTTGTGATGCTAATAAATTCTTAGCCTTCTTATTTCGACGAACTTTATCCAATAAAATGTTATCTAAACGTGACACCATTGATTTTGTGTTATCGTTGATAAGCACTTTAAATGCCAAATCAAGAAAAATCGATTTAAGACGACTTTTAATTTCAAATACAGAGTTGACTTCATAATTAAATCCATTATTTTCAGCAATAATTTTTACAACATCTGCGTTTATTACACCCATGTCTTTATTCAATTCATCTAAATCTGCTAAATTAAAAATCTTATCCTGAAGGCTTGTGAATGTACGTTTTGTTATATCTTTGGAATCATCATATAAAACTTTGTTTGATAAAATCTTTACTTCAAGTTTTTCATCAACTTTCCTTCTCAGGTTTTCCATGACAGTTACTTGTAATTGTTTATAAAGGCTAGGGTCGATCAAGTTAGCATTTTCTTTCATTTTGGTTTTCATCAAAGTTAAGAATATGCTAGAATCAACTAATGAATCTTGTACGCTGAATCTAGAAAAGAAAAATAAAGATCTTATCATGGCTTCAGCTAAAATAAGACGTGTATAAGCCAAAGCCATTCCATATCTTAAGGCATCGTTAAATGGATCCGGGTCGGCTTCAGATCTAGAAATTGCTTCACATGCATTTTTTTTATAATAATCTTTTATTAATTTTTTTAATCCTTCATAATCCAACATTCCATCTCTAAGTTTTTTTAAATTTGGATTAGCGCTATCATTACAAATTAACTGTTTCGATAAATAATCTGACTGGCTTCCCAAAATCAAACTAGTAAATTCATCAATATTAAACAATCTAGATTTGGAACATTGCCGAAAGATATCTCCTTGTTTTTTAACAAGATGCATCTGATGTATGTTCACCAAATGTTCTTCTAACTCTTTATAATTGTTTATATATTCTTGTTTGGCAGCGCCCATGGCGGCGCCAGGAAATGCATTAGCAATAGATTTAGAAATAGATCTAGCAAACGTAAATTCTGGCAATGTAACGTCGGGATCTGAATCGAAAGTTATTCCTATATTTTTTCCTGTAAGATCTTGACCTTCTTGATAAAGCGAAAGAAGATGATCATATGTTTTCTTATCTTTTATCAGATCACTTACTTCAAAATTATAAACTTTATTATTTCCATTTTGGCTTTTATCAAAAGCATATGTTCCATGTTTTAAAACAACAAATTTGGCATAATCTAGCGGAATGTTAGTCTGCTCTATGTGCTGTTGTTTGGGAATATGAAGATCAACTAGCCTTATATCTTGAGAAGCATATAGCGGAGCATATTTTTTATCACCAGAAATCATGTCTTCTATTGATGCGTTGTGCTGCATTGCTCCGTTAACAATTGTAAGTTGTTGCCATAATTCAGGCATCCTATCTTCAATTTCTGTTTGAAGATCTTCAATCGCCGATTCGGCCTCGCTTAAATCAATTTGTAATGGATACATTTGATCTTGCAGTTCCCATAAAACAGGCATGTCGATAAATGAAATAGCACCTAAATCATCTATTTTCTGCTGAATCAATGCTATTTCTTCTTGCAATTGAATCTTTTGTGTCTGAAGGCTAAAAATTTCTTGATTATCCGCGGCGTTGGCGCTCGAAAGAGTATCCATCAAGTCCCAATTATCTGAATAACCAATTAATAGATCTGTATAGTCTTTTTTTGCGCCGGCGCTTTTTATTTCAACAGTTGAATAAAACTTTTTAAATTTCTGTGAAGCTCCGTCGATACTAATATTTCCTTTCTTCAAAATATTAGATTCATCTGTTTTTTCTATATTGGTTTTCAATCTTGGCGCAACCTTGCGAATAACTTTATCTTGTTTAGGAAAACTACCGGTTTGAGGCGTGTTGTTTTCGTCAAATAGAACAACGCCATCCAAAGGAGTGCCTTCGGCTCCGACTACCTCATTGCCTGGTGTCCATGGCTGTGTATAGTCTCTTCCCAGAACAGGATATCTGAAAGGAGCATCCTCGCCGGCGCCATAGGGAACAAATTCTTCTTTAATTAAAAGAGATTTTGCACCCAAAACATCAGCATTGAAGCGATCCGATAAGGAATCAAATATGGTTTTCAAAAGCCTATCGGTCATGCGATTCATATAATCATTATCAACCAGGGCGCCGTCCATACATGCATTATATGAGTTATCAAAAGAATCTTGGAAATAATCTGAAATTTCTTCATATGCTAAAATTCCTTCTAATGTTTCAAGTTTTTCTTTATTAATTTCGTCACTAGACTTAAGAATTTCTTCGCATTGTTCTTCGGAAAATCCCTTACTTTTCAGCATGTTACAATAAGCCTCATCTTTATATTTCTTTTCACATAATAAAGTAATCAAGCTTAAATCTTGTACAACGGTATTGCAATAAGCAGTGTTTACATACCGTCCTAATTTTAGAAAATATGTTGCAACATCATCTGTTGTTTTAATAATCAAGCCTAAAATTCTGAATGCTTTTATTTCTTGTACAGCCTTGAGTACTAATTTCTTTGTTTTAGGAGAGGCCTCGAAAGAAAACAAACTACATATTTCAGATGGTTTTAATAGGCCCGAAACATAGTTTAACAATTTTTTTAATTCTTCTATTAAGTCAATAGTTATTGGTATTCTATCATTTGAATCTTCTAACATTTTTCTTAAATTATCATCGATCCTGGCGGCATCCTCGAATAACGAAGCAATATCTAGATTGCCAGCGTTGTTAAGAGGAAGATCTCCTTGTTGGTCCGGGATGGATGGTATTAAATTAGCTAAATTCATGAGTGCCGCGGAAGTATTGGCGGTAACTTCATCATCAGACAATCCTGCTATCAAATCATCAACTGCGTTTTCAGTCGAGGGCCAATTAACCATATCTTCTAATATATCTTGTGTGTTAGAGGGAATATCTGAAACGTTTCCTTCCGCACACATCATGAGTGCCTCTTGCAAGATTGTTTTTATTGTCGATAGCAGAACACTGTTCAAGCCCTCATCAATCCCTTTCTCGATTGCCATATCAACGGCGCCCAGAGGATCGTCACTATAGTCTACAGTAGGTACTTCAACACTGGGAACATCCATTTCTTTAGTGAAAACACCGGTTGCATCTGCTGTCATTTTGCTTTTTAGCGCTGTAATTCCAGGAACATTATCAAATTTTCCGCTTATGCTTATAATTTCTTTAAGGCCTGGTATTTCTTCGGCGCCGGCTTCTAACATGTTAGCAAATTCATCAGACTTGTAAAATTCTGTTGCATTTTTAATAGCGTTAAAAAAATCTTGAACAAGATTTTTCTCTTTAATTAATTTCATTAATGCGACAGTAGCAAAAGCTAATTTTTCTTTTGTTACCGGTGGCTTGGCTGTTTCGGCAATCATCTGCAATTGTTCTAAAGTATCCGGATCTAAAATTTTTGACAACTCTTCGTTAACTTTTTCATTTGCGGCCATGGCCATCAATACTGTGTCTGATAAGGCTTTTAATATCGCCATGGTAGCGGCTTCGATTGCATCTTCGATTGGAACTAATTTGCGAAGACACATCGTGGCTTGAATAATAAATTCTCGTATGTTAAGGCGGTATACTATGTCAAATAAGTCATCGACATCATCGATATATGGTAATATCAACATCATTCCTTTAATGAAGTCGTCACCATCGTTGTTTTCTTTATCTTTTACCTTGGCCTTTTTCTGATCTGTTTCTGATTCCATGTCCTCATTTTCTTTTGTCAGATCTTCTTTTGTTTTTACCTTCTTTTCTTCTTTTTCTTTTTCATTTCCGGCTGCTTTTTCATATGCCTCATACGCGCCAGAGGGACTGTCCCCGCCTGGCGATTCTTTCTCTTTTGCCGGCTTAATTGCTGGCGATGGAATCGTAAATTTTTGTACTAATTTAATACCAGCATATTCCTTTTCCAAAACGTCAATATTTGATCTTAATACTAGATCAAGTTTTTTAGCATAGAAAAGATAACCAGTAGCTGTTTGATCTGCAAAAACAGAAGTTTCTTCATCAGGTATCGTCTCAACACAATCTATGGCGGCGCCGAGATAATGAAATGTGCGAGGAGGTGATACTGTCTCAAAACCATCTGAATCCACGTCCGAAGGAGCTGCGGCCGGGTCTTCTGAGTAAGCTGCATACAATACCTTAAGCTCTTTTGTTAGACCAAACTTAAGTATATTATTTTTTGTATTATCATATTCTATATCATTTAATTTTAAGAAATCTTTAACAAATTGAACAAAATTCTCTAAACGATTCTTTTTCTTATTTATATCCGGAAAAGAATCCACGTTGCCGCCAGAGGCGCTATATCTCCTGATTCTTGTCTTAAATTCAACCTCTAGATCCTGCAGCAAAGTTTCGATTTTCTTTTCAATTTTATCAGTTTCAACGTCTATTTCTGGGATGATTCCGTCTTTGGCGGCATCGGCATACTGTTGAACCGACAGGGTGTTATATTCTATAGGCACCTGCGTTAGCCATCGAGCTTCAAGATAAGATTGAGAAACCTGAACTAAAACTTTAATTTTGTTATCTTGTCTGTTCTCACTGTGATATTTCTTTGCTTTGAAAAACAAGCCGTCAGACATGCTTGAATCGTCGATGATTCCGCCTTTAGATTTTGTATTAAAAATTACTATTTTGTCAACAACTTCTGAACTACTTACTTTTCCGAGATATTTAAGTAAAGCTTTAAGGCCTTTTCGGGCTGCGCCTTGGCGGGCGCCGTTCAAAAAATCACTTTCGCGATCGCCTTCCTTCGTCTCATCTTCGAAATCGTCCTCCGTGCACTTGTCTGCGCAAATGTTAGTTGCGGCGGTATGTGCGGCGTCGATAGTTGAGCCTTCGTTAAGTATTCTCGCAGTTTCTTGTGTCACGCATTCATCGTAACATTCTGTATCTTCTACAGACGTCAAATTTTCAGTAATCAAATTATTCGGATCAATATCCATTTCTGGATTTTTCGACGCTGAACTTAGAGCTTGTAAGAACCCTTCCGAAAACTTTGGTACCTCGACCGTAATCCACCATTCGTTTTCTTTTTTATTTAAAAATGGTTGGCACTCGTCTCTTTCTCTCCAATCTGGCGCAACATAAGCTTCATCAGGCTCTGGTACCTCTGTCACTGGCATGGACCCTTGTTTAATTAAGTTACATAACCACTGAACAAGTATGTCCTCCTCACTAGCCGGAGATAACGGAAACCCTCTCAAAACTCTAGAATCTAGATACCCTTCGCTTCGATTTCCTGCTTCATCAATAATTTCAACACTATTGAAGACACCGCGCTTTCCTAGACCAGCTTTTATAATTTGTACTTGTGTTCCCGGAGACAATTCTTCAATGATACTACCATCGAACAAACTTTGGTCTACTTTGTAATCACCACCTACTTTTATATCAACTGAGGATAAATTACCCGCGCGATCTGAGGGAGCATAGCCACTTCTTAATAAAGCAACTGCCTCTTCATCGCCAACTGTTAATTTACGAACATAATGAGTCGCTCCACTAAACTTTGTTTCTGGTTCTAGCGTTTCATCAAACGCTGGCAGACTGCTTAAAAACAAAAAGTCTATCAAACGAGGATCATTCTCTAGCTGAGCCTCTGCATCTTCTGCTAAAGTAGTGCCGCCGCTCTTGAGTTTTTCATTAATTTTCGCACGATCATTGCCAAGAGCAAAAACTTGTGGATATTTTTGTACAAAAGCGAGAAAATCTAGATAAGTAATCGCTCTTTGTTCTGTTGGGGAGCCTAGGCCCGGGGATCCAGGAAATATATCTAAAGGAACATTGACCAAAGTAGAAGTTGTTAAATCTCCTTGAGGCTCTTTCTTTAAATATTTATAGGCGTCTACTTTTAAGAAATCTTCATATACTTCTTCTGTCAATACTTCTTTTAAAACATTAAAGTTATCAAATTGACTATAGTCATTGCCGCTGCTTTCGGCAGAATCAAATTGAACGTATAATTCATACGCCACTTTTGCAAAAAGAGTTAATACGCCGTTTTCTCTTATAGTGTTGTGTGCCTCAGACAAGGCGCTATAAAAAACACTTTGATTTTCCCATGTATCCTGTGACCAATTTATGAAACCGCCGAGCCATAGGGCCATCTCAGGGGAAGTTGAATAGATATCCGGAGTATAATTATAATTTTTACCAGCTATATTATTTAAATTATATGCTGTAGGTGCACCAGAAAGCAGATCGGCATATCCTGCATATCCAGAATTAGAAGACCAGCCTGGAACGGAAAAAGATGATATATTTTCCGGAGGAACTTCACCTGGAGCTAAAAATGTATTATCTATCATAGATAAAATGCCTAGTAGCTTATCATTTTTTGCGTAATTGTTAAATATAGCTGGATCTGTATTCCCTAGGGAATCTCCTTCCTGCCAATCATTATCCATGTTTACAATCGCTTTCACAAAATTACGCGCGTTTTGTAAATCATTATAAGTCAGATCATGTAATTTTAATATTGCCATTGTGATTACCTAGTTTAGGTGGTGCCATGCAGAAAGAATATAACCAGGATTCTTTTTTCCGTTTTTATTTGTCTTTGAAAGATTATTTGTTGATAGTGTTTTTATATTGTGTCTTTGGTTGACTAAAGATCTTCCAGTTCTGGTAAGGTGTTTTGTCATGTTATCGAGTGTAAGTGGGATAGCGTTGAATGAAGGTGACGTAGGCATAATGGGAAATATTGTTATATGATAGTGCTGTATAAATGCTGTATTCACCATCATCTGATATTCTACATAGCCGGCTATGATACCATTTAATTTTGCGATTTCTTTATTAACTAATAATAAATAATCTTTTAATTTGTCTCCCAGCACCATTGGTTGCATATCTTTGGTTTTGCAATTTCCCCCCATTAAATCAACGCCGACATTTCCATTATCTTTAGCTTTGCCTCCTTGTGCATTTTCGCTATCAACAACAGTGACTAATTTTATTCCTTGCCTGGCACAAATTCGAATATCATCTGATTTTAAAGCAATTGCGGCTTTTGCTTCACTTTCTCCTACTTTACCAGGACTTAAATTCATATTTTTGTCAATATCGGTCTTTTGAGAAATAATAATTCTTGATGCATCTTTTACGAAATCCGGATCTGCATATATCTTGTTTCCTTTTTTATCGACAGTTTTGGCTTTGGAGCCTAGTCGGCCGACAACTAAATCAATTGATCCGGCGTGCGATTCGCCTGCGCCGCCTCGTCCTGAAGAACGCGTTCCGGGACGGTCTCTTCCTAAAACAATCCAAGTATTGTTTTCGCCTTTAATTACTTTTTCGCAACTGGCTGCAAGATATTCCGGAATTGGCTCAATTAATTTGGTGTTTCCAACACCATCTTCCGCATTTGATCCTTGAGAAGATCTTGCGCTTTTTTGAGATGCTGACGCGCCACTTAAATTTTTTGCTTTATTTGTACCCATAGTTTTCCTTAGTTTGTTCCTGCATCTGCTACCAATGGTTCATCATCTTCTTCAGTCCAATCTTCTCGGCCTAAAATCTGATTCCAGTTTGGTATTTTTTCATTTGCCGGGATTAATGTATATGGCCAGCCCGGGAATTGTGGCGGCTGTTTACTATTTTTTAGATAATCTTCAAGGAAGGAGTGCACCTCTGGATTGTATTTTTTGAGAAAATCCATGGACACCGTAGTATAATTCCAGCCTTTTAGTTGAAATTTATTTTTCGCCTTCTTAAAGCTATAGCCAATATCACTTACATCATTGGAAGCATGCGAATTTATGAATATATAATAATCAGTAGCGCTCCCGGGTAAGCCGCCTTCGCCGCGGAAATCATAATGAGGGCCGCCACCTTGGCCGCCGGGAGAGATAAAGCCACCATTTCCCTTCACTGGGTGTCCTTGTTGGTCAAAAGATAAGCCAGTGACACCCATATGCGCTGCGCCGCCGCGATCTTTACTAGATTCTTCTGTATATCCTGGTACTCCAGGAATATTTTGATTCAAATATAAGCCGGCACAGCCTTTGGGTATTCTTTTCGCGCCGTTCATCAAATACCAATTGATGGCCCACATGTAAAGTTGTGGGACCGCTTTCTTTTCGCCATTATCATAATAAAACACATGATAATCCATGGCCCCGGCATGATAATGCCGGCTTGTACCACTTAAGTGTGGGCGCCAACTAGACATAATTTTTAATCTAACGTTACTAATATTCGGAAAAGGTGCGAAAACCATTTGCCAATATCTCTCCATAATATCTGCAGCTGCCCATGTCATAATCGTGTATCTTTTGTTTGCCTCACTAGGTGTCCATGGACCCTTGTCACCCGCATCTTTGCGTTCTTTTGACGGATTTCCAGTGTTCAAAGGACTCGGCGTAGTAGAAAAGTACGCATTTTGGTTTTCTCTGGTCTTGCCTTTCTTATTCCATTTCTTAATTAACCATTCTCCGTCGCCGCCAGTCTCAAATCTATCCCAATCAACATCATCCAATTTCTTTGGCCAAGAGGCTTTTCGCTTTTGACCGCCGTTCTTGATTCCGGAATATGACTCACCGGTATTAGGATTAGCATCTGGCACCTTCTCTTCAACACATTTTCCAGATTCTTTCTTTTCTTTTGGACCTTCTTCTTCATTCTGATGTTCTAAAATTTGCTGCAGCTCAACTAACTTGGCTTGCAGTTCTTCATGATATTCTTGAGCTTGCCTTAAAGCTTCCTTTGCCGCATCAATTTTAGATTGAGTTGCGGCAAAACTTTCATCAATTTCAATAGTTTTTCCTAAACATTTATATAATTTTTTAAAGCCTAGGTCCGAAAGAGCAGGACCCATAGCATTTAAGTTTTTTGTATGCTCTTGTATGGTCTCTTCGTTAGATTTAAGCTGTTTTAGCTTATCTTGAATATCTTCTTCAAGTTCTTTTTTTCCTTCTGCATCTAGTTTAGGATAAACAGCATAAGGATCTCTAGCTTCCCATATAGCTTTATTTGGAATAAAAGAGTTTGCTTTGTTTATATGTTCCTTATTTTTGTTAATGAAGTTTTTAAACTCTTGGACAACGTCGCTTAAATAAGTTTCAACAGGGTTTTGCAATATCATTGTCTTGTTCGCGACGTCTATTTCTGGTGTGGAATTAAATTTTTCTGCAATTGCTTCCGCGTCTCCCAATTCTTTTATCAAGTCCCATCTTTTTTCTGGCCATTTATTTGAATGATAATTAATATTTTCCCAATCATACCAAATTATTGCATTTGGATTTTCTAACGAACTTTCAAATGTCCATTTAATTTCTTGACGAGAAGCTAAAGGAGGCTTGTTGATTACACCGTCGTTAAGAGCATAGTTGGACCAACCTTCTGGATCCGGTCTTGCCCCTAACATTCCCAAGCCAGGAATTATATTTTTAAATCCTAGTTTGACAAAAATATCGAATATCTTTGTAAATTCTGCTTTTCTAGTTTGTGACTCCGGGTTTTCTGGGGTTAAGAAAGTATCACTTCCTTCGTTTTTGGCACTTTGTGCTAAAATTTGAGGAATAAAAAAGTCAGGCCTCCACTCAGAATGTGCAATGTGGCTCCACGGAATATTTCCGTGATTTAAAATATTAGAAATAGTTATTCCGACGCTATAGCCGGCCTCTTTAGCTGCATTAAAAGTATTATTATAAAGAGATAAGATATCATTTCTAATTTTCAAAGATGTTAAAGAGCTTCCAGGAGGAACATATTGACCAAGATCAATTACAATTCCAATAGTTTTTGCAGCGTCAGCTAATTCAATTATTTTATCAATAAAATCTTGCTCTCTTCCATGTATTGGGTATCCCAAAACATAAGTCCTGATTCCATTATATTGATATTCTTGAACAAGCTTTTTCATTTTTTCAGTATTTGCAATTCCGTCGGCGCTTGAATCGACTCTATCTTGGCTATATCCGGTAAAACAAATCCAACTCAAATTAACATCTTGAGCTTGTTTCAGGGGATGGGTTGATATATCCGGATATCCAGTAAACACTCCCTTTCCTCTTGGAATAGCCCCTTGATCGGATGTTACATCAATGCTCGGCTTAACAACATGTTGTCCCGTTCCCCATTCTAGAGCTTCGTTTAAATAATCCAAGAACTCGCCACTCATCGGCTCACCACAAAAATCTCCCTTGCAACGATCTTCGAATTTGAGTTTTGGAGCATCCTCGGCACTTTTTACCGTTACTATGTTTGTCTCGTCAAAGCCCAAATACCAGCGGCCGTCGGTACCAAGAGGATCATCAATTCTTACCCTGACTACGTACCCGGGCTTTGGGACAGCGGCTCCGGGAATTCCTTGATATATGGGATACCCTTTAATAGCCTCATCTCCGCCATGGCCGGCCTCATTGGGCAATTTATAGATTTTGGGTAAGTGAGCGTCTAACATGGGATGTAAACATACAATCTCTATAGGCGCTGTGGCTTCTTGACCATATACAACTTCTTTAAGTTTGTTGAACGCTCCTTTAAAGTCGCTAGAATCGGGCTTGTCGGTGGCCATGGAATTCAAGACTTTTAAACAAACAACGTTTGCAAACAAAGCTCCGTCTGGTATTGTTTTCTCAGTATAATCTTTAGCTAGCATATCTCTTGCAGCATATACAGGATTTGTAGTACTGCTCCAAGACTTTACTTTTTTTGATATCGTTGAGCCGGCATTTAAATCACCTGGAAATAAATTATCAATTGTCGCCATTAGCTTTGTCCTCATCGCTTATTAGATCAAAAAGCTGTTCTTTGTCTTCTAAAGTAAGGCCTTGAGATGAGGAGGATTTTTTGAAAAGTAACGCGTTAAGTTTCACCAATTGTTCGTTTGATCTTTGTAACGTTTCTAAATACTTAGCTGCTATTTGGCCGGCCTCTTTATGTTCGTGTTTATTTGTGCCGATGTGGCTCATAATATCTACCAATAAAGTAGAGGCCATGGCGCGATCATCTCTAATATTTTGAAGAGACTCGCCTATTAATGATTCTAGATCTGATTGTTTATTTTTTCGCGACATACATTAGATATCTCCCTCGTCCCACCTAGTTTTAAACTCTCTATAGCGGGCCCTCATTTTATTGAGATTGTTGACCACTTGTTTTGTGTTAAGGCCGGTAATTTCTCTTATATACAAGTAAATAGCTTTTTTGTTAAAAATCTCTATATCCTCGACACTTTCGAAAAGAATTTTAATTGCGTCTAGGACGCGTCGCTCATTTTCTTTTAAATTTAGATTTTCCCACTTATTAATTTCACCCTTTAAATAAAATAAAAATTCTGCCTTTTGCCGCATTTCATCATATTCGTTCTTTATGACCAAAGTTTCATGAACGCTATGCCCACTTGTAACAAGATCTTCAAAACATATTTCTCTCTTTAGACTTTTTGAATTCTTTTTAACTTTGTGAATGAACCAATTTTTCGTGATAACACTAAAATAAGAAAAAGCTTTTGATTTTCTACTTGGATCATATTTGTTTAAAATTGTTGTAAGCCAAATTTTACAGTCATCTTTAAGATAATCTATGTTAGGAAGATTCGTAAATTTATATGTGTATACGATCTTATCAACTAGTTCGTTAAAGGCCGGCCCAATTAATTTTATATATAATTCGGACCTTACTTTATTACAATCTGTTGACGCATATTTTATTATTGCATTTTCATGTACTTTTGTGAAATACATGTTTTTAGTTCTTTTTTTACGGCGTTTCGGAGGTGTCTTCGGTTTCTCTGTCATTAGTTTCTCTGTCATTAGTTTCTCCGGGGTCAATATCTAATTCTTCTTCTACTACTTCAGTAAAATATACATTCTGATACTCATAAAAGTTATTAATCAGTTCTTTTGAATGATTGATTAAACTCTCTAAAGTTTCATCACCATAGAACATTTCTAGCTCATATATTTGCGACATATGATCTGAGAACTTCTCCATATTACGAAGTAACGAATTAAAATCATTATATAATTGCGTACGCTCGCCTAACAAGTATCGCATGTAAAAAACTACACCAATATTTATCAAGGCAGAAACAAATAATAAGAATGGTATTAAGCCAAACAAATATATTAGCAAAAAAGAATTTAATATTATAGAGCTAATCAGTGGCAGGTGTTTCATCATGTGTATTATTTTCCAATTCTTTCCTATAGTCTTTTAAAATTTCCCTATTATCTTCAATAAATTCTTTAGTTAATTCACCGATATTTTTAGTTAAATTTTCTTCTTGTTTTTTAATAAAAACTTTGTTGACTTCTCGTTTTAATCCATCAACTGCCTCACATTGTGGACAATTTTTTAATTTCTCTTTTGGGCTATGATATGCTGCAAAAGAGTGGTTGCATTCATTACAAGAATAGAAATACTTAGGCATCAGTATCTGTTAGCTTGTCATAATCTTGATGATTCATTTTATAGATCGGCGGATTCATGACAAATAATTCATCTTTATCACCTACTTGAAAATTAAAATTCTTCAATACAGGAACGATATCACTCTGTTCCAATAATGATTTTTGTAGTGCCATCATAACTGCTCCTAGCGCTTCATCTGAAAGTTTAAACATTTTTTTCTCCTTTTTTTGTTTTAGACAATTTTACCATTGCCATTTGAAATTGTTTTTGTAAAACTTAACAATTTTTTTGATTTCAATATCGAAATCTTTTTCTGGTTTCCAGCCAAGTGATCTTAATTTAGAATCATCTAAAGCATATCTAACATCTTGGCCCGGGCGCTTATAAGTCAAATTAACATATTGTTGCCAATTCTCATCAGTGCCGTAATAATGAAGAATGATTTTGCGAACTGTTTCTTTGTTCTTTTGTTCGAAAGATCCCGCAATATTAAAAATCTCATTCTTTCTATTGGATTCTATTATTTTTATAACAGCGCTCGCTGTATCTTCTGCATGCAGCCAATTTCTGTAAGGTTCTCCTTCATTGTGAAGACGAACTTCTCTATTCCAATTAAGAAGCTTGATGCTCAGTGGAATTAATTTTTCTGCATGCTGCCTGGTGCCATAATTATTCGTCGGGCGTAAAATAATATATTCTATTCCATATGTTCGAGCCCATGCTTCGATTAACAAATCTGCTGCAGCCTTGGATGCCGAATATGGATTGCTTGGCTTTAATAAATCATTTTCTGTGTGGGCGCCATCTAAAATGTCGCCATAAACTTCATCTGTACTAAAATGTAATAATATTGGCTTGTTGCAAATATTAGAGGGTTTTTTTCTTATTAATTCCAAGAGGTTTTTAACGCCTTCAATATTTGATCTAAGAAAATCTTTACTATCAATAATGCTATTTCCGACATGTGTTTCGGCTGCAGTATTAATAATATAGTCACAGTCTGGCAATGTGTTTAAATCACAGATATCTAGCCGCTTAAACGAAAAATTTTTATAGGTTTGCAAGTTTGTTAAAAATGCTTTATTGGCAGCATATGTCGTTTTATCAATACCTAAAACTTTCCAGCCTTTTTGTAAACATTTTTCAGCTACGTGCGAGCCTATAAAACCCAAGCATCCTGTGACAATCACAATTTTCACTTAATCGCCCTTAATAATCCTATGAGAATCACTATCAAAATGCTGTGTTGAAAATTCAAACAATTCTGTATCTTCAAGTGCAACCATCTGATGCCTTAATCCACGATAAACATGAAAATTATCTCCACGTTCTAAAATTAATTCTGATGCATTCTCTATATCATCATCATCTGAATATTTCACAAGCATTTTGCCAGATTGAATATAGAAAACCTCATCTTTCAATTCATGAAAGTGCCAAGAACATCTCTTTCCTTTGACAAAATATAATAATTTTCCACAATATTCTTCACAATTGACGATCCATTTTTCAAATCCCCAACCTTTTGGTACAAAATTAATCTCCATAGAAGTGTTCATCTTTCATCCCCTTATCGTCAATATAAACATCGCCAGCCGGTTTCCCTAAAACAACTCTATGAAATTTAACACCCCAGCTTTCAAGCTGACGTACTGTAAACAAATAAAATTCTGGTCTGGCCTTGCTGCCATCATTGTGATAACGGCCCATTCCTCTGGCTGTGTGATAAATTATTTGTTTACCTTTATCATAAAGTTCGTTATTTATTTTAATTCTATCCATTAATGGTTCAGCTTTTTCATAGTCTCCGTCAGATAAGGTACATATTGTTCCATCAATATCAAAGACATATGATTGTATTTCTTCTTTTTTCTTTTCTAATATTTTAGTTGTTGAGTATCCCTCGACAAAATTAAATATTTTAACTTCTGCCAAGTCGTTTCCAACAACTTCTTCTTTTTTGTAATCTCCACCTTTTACTATTATATCAGGTTTTATTTTCTTTATTAAGTTATATGGCGTTTCTTCTTCAAAAATTATTACATGATCGACATATCTGCAAGACTCTAAAGCAAACTTTCTATCATTTTCAGAAAAATAAGGTCTTGTGTCACCCTTTAGTTTTTTAACACTAACGTCGGAATTTAAACCAACAATCACCATAAAGCCCAAAGATTTACAATATTTAAAAAGCTCAATATGGCCTCGATGAAGAATATCAAAACACCCATTTGTAAACACAGTTGTCATACCACACTGACTCCTCTTTTCTGAACAACAACAGTTGCACAGTCATTTGCATATCTGATAGATTTTTTAATGTCCTGAGTTGTGCTGTAATTAACAACTAAGCCGGACAAAAAAGTATCGCCTGCTCCAGAAACATCTTTAATTTCAACAGATTTAACAGGATAAACTTTATCTTGATATTTGCAGCCTCTAGGCCCTATCGTTACGATTAATTTATTTTTAATATTTTCCGGAATGCTATTTTTTGTTTTTTCATATTCGTGATGGTTTATCTTTATAAATTTAACATTCTCACACCATGATCCAAGATCTTTCTTTGTATCCAGAAAAACACATTTATGATTTCGCGCAATATATTCGACATCTTCTTCTGTTAGAAATCCTTTGCAATAATCTGAAATTACTATAATTTCATAATTTGATAATGGAATTTCTTTAATATCGCATCTGTCTATTTCATGATCGTTTTTGTCTATTCTAATAAACATTTGATTTGTGTTTTTGTGAACATATCGCGTTTTCATGACTTGTTGCCAGTTATCATTAGTAATGATATCACAATCTTGTCCTAAAGCTATTATATTCCTTTGGACATTCATAGCCATGCCAGAACTTTCCACCTGTTCGATCAGATTAAAAACAGGTACTGGAGCTTCTGGAGCTAAACGATCACAGCTGCCGTAACAATATATATCCTTGCACGATTCTCCAATTACTAAAATGTTTGATGCCATTGTTTACCGACTTAGAAATTTATTTCCTGAATGTATTCTTTGTCTCCAATAGTTTAACAGATCATTCATCGTTTTGTTAAATGAAATTTCAGGAGTCCAGCCGGTATGATTGGTAAATTTTGTTGTATCTGGAACTTGTAAATCTGCATCGATAGGGCGTAGTCGACTTTGCTCAATTTCAACTTTTATATCTTTTACGGCTGAACATTCAATTAAATAATTTAGCATCTCTTTCACCGTACAGGAAAAACTACCGCCAATGTTGTAATATTCTCCGGATTGCGGATCTTTTGTGACCAACATATAATATGCGCGAACTGCATCTCTAACGTCAGACCATGTTCTCAAAGAATCTAAATTTCCAACTTTGATAACCGGCTCTAATTGGCCGGCTTCAATCATTGCAATTTGTTTAGCAAATGTCGATTCAGCAAAAACATCTCCTCTTCGTGGTCCAGTATGAGTAAACATGCGAGTAGTCATAATTGTCATATTATAAGCTTCTGCGTAATATCTACCAATTAAATCTGTTCCTACTTTTGATATTGCATATGGAGATGCCGGATGAAATGTGCACTCTTCGTTAATAGGCAAATATTCTTTGGGTACTCGACCAAAAACTTCAGATGATGCACATACGTGAATCACCGGATTATAGGCCGATTTTCGAATAGCTTCCAATAACTTAGCCGTACCTAGTATATTCGTCTCTAACGTCTCTAAGGGGGCTTTAAAGCTAGTCTGTGGGTAACTTTGAGCCGCAAGGTGGAATACATAATCCGGCGAGGCCTCAGAAACAGCTGAATCTAAAGATGGATAATCATTTAGATCTCCATAAATCAAAGATATGCGATCTTTGTTGTTTATGCGCTCAAACAAATGTTCAATATTTGACATGTCATCATTCCAACGACAAAAACCATATATATCCCAATCTGTATGTTCTAGAAGAAAGTCAGTCAAATGAGAACCGACCATGCCTGTTATACCTGTAATGAGTGCTTTTTTCATTTTAAGGCCTTCTGTTTAATTTTTCGCACAAAGATACAATTTGCTTTTCAGATAATTCAGTATGGTTTCCGATATATAAACTATTTTCATGAATAAAATCAGCATTATTCAAATTACCTGAAATTCTAAATTCGTAGTTCTTTAAATACGGCTGTCTGGCTTGATTGCCGCCGCCGGCAGTGCCCAGACGATATTCTACCCCTTCTTCTTCCAAAGTTCTGCAAATTTGTTTTAATAATAGAGAGTTGGCTTCTTTTAATATTAGAGGTAATGCAAAACTACTATTGCCCTGTAGATTAAAATCAGTAAAAAACATATCTTTGTCTAATGAATTGAGCCATGTGTTCAAATTATCTTTTCTACAGGAAATGTTATAATCTAGCCTTTTTATTTGTTGCAAACCCAATACTGCATTCAGTTCAGTGCTGCGCATATTGTAGCCTGGTACTCCAAATGTAAAAAGTGGATTTAAGCCTGTTTCATAATATCCTTCATGGGTTTTTTTATCGACTTCTCGCGTCATCCCATGAGAACGAAAAAGTCTAGCTAATTGATATATCTTATAGTCATTTGTGCAAACCATGCCTCCTTCTATCGTTGTGATATGGTGACCAAAATAAAAAGAGAAGCAAGACATGTCTCCTAAAGTGCCAACTTTCTTATTTTCATGTTCAGCTCCGTGTGATTCACAGCAGTCTTCAATTAACAAGAGATCATTTTTCTTTGCTAATCGAATTATCTCTTCGTTCAAGCCATCAAAACCCAAACAATGAACCAAAACAATTGCTTTTGTATTTTCATTGATTGCGTTTTTAATATTTTCATAAGAAATTGCCATAGTCTCTTTATCAACATCAACAAAAACCGGCTTGAAACCAGTATTGATCACAGAAGCAACATCAGAAACCCATCCAATTGGTGGAACAATAATTTCTCCTTTCTGTCCCTTCATTTCGCGGGTTATGGCCATGGTAATATAATTCGCAGAAGCTCCGGAATTGACCATGACACTATATTTAACTCCTAGCCATTTTGACCAAGCTTCTTCAAATTCTTTTACTTTTGGCCCATTTGTAAAGCGGTTTGAATTTAATATAAAATCTGCCAATGCTAGCTTATCTTCTTGAGTTATATTATCGTTAATTAAGGGTATATTAAAGTTCTTCATTAGTCTCCTAGTAATTTTCTTTTTAATTTAATTTTTGTATTTTCAACAATATTATCTGCGGCAATATCTCCGAACTTATTTCTTATTTTAGCTAAGAATTTAGGCGATGTATGAAATTTATTATAAGCTTCGTCTCTAAATTTTAAAATTTCTGCAGCAGTTAAATTATTGGTTGACAAAGGAAGCGTGTTATATGAATGCCATGAATATCCTGCATAATCTTCTGGGAGTTCTGCTCCTCTTTCAATAGCATCTTTATATAACTGACTTCCAGGCAAAGCCATTGATGCATAAAAGTTTGCCATGGCCGGCGCCAGATCTATGGCTAATTCTAAAGTTTTCTCCATGCTCTCAACAGTATCGGTCGGTAATCCAAATATAAAATTTGCTCCTACATTTATGTCAGCTTCTTCAACTTGTCGTACAACTTCATGAATATCAACATCTTGAAATTTACCTTTTGAAACTTCTAGTCTTACGTTTCTATCTCCGCTTTCAATACCTAAGCCAAGCCATCTAATTCCTGATTCTCTTACTATTTTTAAAACATCTGGGCGTCGAATAGTATCAATTCTAGAATAGGCCCACATTCGTAAATCTTTTCCATATCCTCTTTCGATGAGGCCTTCACATACTGGCAAATAATATTTCGGATTTAATAAAAACATCTCATCAATGATTCGAATATTTTTGACACCCATCTCAACTAATTTATCGAATTGCTTTAAAACAAATTCAGGTGACCAATATCTCATCATACTATAATTTCCAGCAACTCCAATTGGATCATTGTCATTGCGATTTAAAATATTAATCATACAAAATTCACACTTAAATTGACACCCCAGAGAGGTATTGATAGCTGCATATGGAGTTCTAATTTCATGATCGTATTCGGCATGCCACATAGGGCAACGATATAAATCAAATGGCTTTTCTTTAAAAGGTAATAAGTCCCAAGCATAGCCAGGTAAATCAACATCCATTCTTGAAGTAGGAACTACTTTTTCCGGCTTATTCAAAATAATTTGATCATTTTCTCTATATCCAATACCTTTTATATTTTTTAAATTATCCAAATTATTTAGTAAGTTTCTTAAAGCATATACACCTTCGTTGGTAAACACGATATCAACACTTTTCTCTTCTTTTAGTGTTTCGTATGGAAGTGCCTGCACATGAGAGCCAATAAAAGAAATTGGAATTTGAATACCGGATTTTTTAATATGATCCGATAGAGCAATTGCGCCGCTCATAGTAGTTGTGCCGGCATTTACATTTTGACCATATGCAACAACGCATATTAGCCTAGGATCGGCTTTTTTTATTCTTTCGATAGCATTATCTAAAGTTAGTTTTTCGGCGGCCGTATCTAGTATATCTACTTTAAAACCAACAGATCTGCAAGATTCTGCCAACAAACATGCCCAGGTCGGTGGTTCAACTGCTGCATAATCTTTTGCCAAATCTTGATATAATGATTTGGCATTGCCCGGGGCTATGAATAAAACGTCTAACATATGATTTCCTGCTTAATTTTTGAAATTATTTTTGATGCGGAGGGTGGCAAATTATCTACCGTTGGATAAAATCCTGCTGTTCTGTTCTCCAGACACATCGTGCGAACACATTTTCCTGATTGGACCATCATCCTGTGTGCAATACTGCTAGCGGCACCTTCCTCATAATCATCATCCAATACAATACCACCATATTTTGAATTATTTAAGGCTTTTTTCCACTCTTCTTTAAAGACAAAAGGCTTAATCCATAATTGGTGAATTACATTAACTTTCAATCCTTCTTTTTCCAGTTCTATTCTAGCTTTTTCTGCTTCAAATCTTGTTATTGATATTGGAAAAAGAGTTATATCTGCTTCTTGATGAATTGTATTTTTGAATTCTTCTGTATTATCATAGCTTTTTCTGTGTTCTGAGATATAGTAGACCTCATCATCTTTCATGAATTCATCATACGCGTATTGATATTCAGCGGAACTCATTGGAGATAATATTTTAACTCCAGGCATTCTCTGGTATATAGAATGATGCGAAGATCCTGCAACGGGCCCCATTCCTCCTTCCATCGCGATGCTACGAATCAGAAGAGGGCATGATCGATCCCAAACTTCTTTTGATTTCATAGCATAATTTGCAATAATTGGAGAGTTAAACCATTGAAATCCTTGATATCTAACAACATAAATCGGCCTTTCGCCGGCCAGCGCTGCTCCAACAACAATTCCGGCGCCTGCAACATCAGCCATTGATAATTCTACCATCCCATCTTTTTCATAAAGTTCAGGTAATGTGCCGCCGACCCATCCAACTGCAGTTAAACACTGGCCATAACACTTTGAACCATTTTTTAAGTGGTGCCTGGTGATGTCTTTTATTGTTTGTCTAACTGTTTTTGCCATAGTTGCTCCACCTTTTCTTTAGTTTCATTATGAATTTTTTGAGCTATTTTGCCTAATCCGGACATTTCATGCTCATATCGATCAAAAGTATTCGGATCATCAATGCCAGCGCCTGAATGCCAAAATTTTCTATGAGTATTTATGTTTAATAGCATAGGGGCCTCAAAGACATTTTCTAAACATTCTTTAATCTCCAAAGGGTTGTCAGAAGTTTGCATGCCTTTCATTCCGAAAGCTTTTGCTACGTCATCCATCTCCCACTTTCTTCTTACTTTTTTTTCTGTCAAGATAGATAAATTGTTATCTTCAACAACAAATAAAATAGGTAAATTTTTAGTAGAGGCCCAGCCCATTGCCCCTAGGACATAATCTTCTTCAGCGGACGCGTCTCCCATATAAACAATTGTGGGCTGTTCGGTCTGATAGCAGTGGCCAACCGAAATTGGAACTTGGCTTCCCATTAGGCCATCATGGCCAAATATGTTTTTTTCCTTTGAATGGATAGACGCTGACCCGCCCATTCCTCCTGCACAACCAGATTTTCTTCCCAATAATTCATCGATCAATTTATCTATTGGTGCTTCGAATGACAAGTATGTAGAATGACCGCGGTGTTGTATGAATATGTTTGGTTCAATATTTTTTTCTGCCATAACTTCTGCAATCGATGCAGATATATATTCTTGTCCTGCTGACAAGTAAATTGGAAACTTGAACATTTTATTTTGAATACCATCAAAAACATATTGCTCAAAGTTTCTGCATAAAGAAGCTCTTTTGAAAACATTAAGCCTATATTGGTTATTCACATTCATGAAATTTTAAATTTCCTGTTGTATAGTGGGAGAAGGTGGTTTTTTTATGTAAAACATGATCATCGTTTATTGATCTTTTCGTAGAAATCAGCAAATCTTCTCCTATAATTTTAAAGTCATTAGTATATTCTGCTTCTCTATCCGGATGGACGCTGTGCTCTCCTATTAGGATTGTAGTATCAATTGAAGCGCGCGTTCCTGATTTTTTCTTTCTGTTGGTTGCATGAATCAGCGCATAATCACTAATGTGAACTTTGCCTTTTTTTGGTATCAAACTCTCATCAGGCTCATAATAATCTAGCACCCATTGCATTTCTTCATATGTTGCGGCAGTGTTCAAAAACCTATCTGAAAAAGATGATTTATCTTTAGGGCTCCAAAAAATAAGATTATTTTTCTCAACATCCCCCAGCAAAGGAATATAACAATTCATTGACCATGGGCCCTCAACCCAAGCATCAGAATGAGGAAAACTGGTATTTAATGTTCTATTAACATTGTCCTCTAATTCTGTTCCAAATTTAATTCTAATATTAGGCGTCATTCTAAATTTTGTCATTAAATTAGGATTATTTTTAATAATGCTATTGACTATGTTAGACCAGCTTCTCAAAACTAAATTATATTCTATTTGATATTCTTTTTTAGGAACAACTCCGCCATTTGGAGTAACATTATCTCTTTTTAATCTATTATCATCTATTTTTTGGATAAATTCTTCTTCATTTGTTGTAAAATCAAAATATAAAGCTTTCGATATGTAGAGCATCATAGAAAATTTTAAAGATCGTAATTCTTCATCTGTTGGAGTATAAGAAACCATAAGATCATGTACTCTATCTAAATTCCAATCATTTTGCATTTTTAAAAATCTAGATTTTCTATACGTATAATCCTCACTCATTTTCATTTTAATCTCTCTTTTATATCACGCATGGTGTCTTCCCAATTTTGAAAATAATATCCTTTATCATCAATATAGAGCTGAGCGCGGGGCTTTTCGCATGTAATTTCATCAATATATTGCAAAACATTATATTTTTCCAACCACTCTGTAACCAACTCTGTTCCGTTTTTCCCATTAACCAGTGGTCGCGAGGGTTTTACTTTTGCTGTAAAAATAATAATATTAAAATTTTTTGATAAATCTTTGATCGCCTCTAAGGATCCCGGAAGGGGATCTCCATAGCATGTACCATCGTGCCATCCTTTACTAAAATCATGTATTACTCCATCAAAATCGATCGCAACATTTTTTAAATCTTTTTCAAATCCTGGTGGTACTTCTTTATTGCTCATTGCTTTTCTCCATGGTAATAATAATTGTTTCTATGTCTAAGACAGTAAAAACTTGCATAAGTTGTTTGAGCGTGTTAGATGATATAACGTCCCCGGGGCCGGCGACAGTTGTTCCATAATTTGTTTTTAAGCCGCCGCGCAAAAATATAATATTTTTATCATCTTGAATATTTTTTAAAGAGGAAATACTTTCTATCTTAACAACATCAATTTTTGAATTTGCAATCTTATATGCATGTGCGTCGACGGGGTCTTCTATCCACAAACAATCGTTCTTCTTGGGCATCTCAAACGTTTTATCTTCATACGGAGTGCCTTCGCGACCATACTTGTCTTTAAGTCGTACTAAGTCATGCTTATCAACAGGAGTCTCAATTTCAAAAATATATGCACCTTCCTTTGAAGTTGCTTTCGTCGAATGAAACAAGCCTTTTCGAATCATGATTTTTTCTAGAGATTTAAGTTCGAAAGAATCATTGAGAAAAGAGACTTCAACTTTGCCATCAATCAAAATCAAACCAGTAGTTTTATTTGGATGACAATGCATAGAAGTGCTTTGATCCGGCGCTATGTATAAACACCATAGAGCAACATTTTCATTTTCGTATGCAAGGTATTCATATCCCCATGGTTTCTTAACAATGTTATCAAACTTTCTCACAAGTTATTTGCCTCTTTTTTCAAAAGTTTGATATCCCGCTCTCATCCATTCACCCATAAAATCATAATGAGGTGAAGAGACTATATTGCTATCAACTACAACTGGGCCTCGATGATATTTTGCGCCGGCATTGTTAATATCGGCTTCAATGGCATAATAGCCAGATACAGTTTTTCCTTCAATAACGCCGGCTGTAATTAATAATTGTGCTCCGTTGCACAAAGAAAAAATAGTCTTGTCTAGAGCATTCCATTCACGAACGAATTCAACAACTCCCTCTTCTAATCTTAATTTTTCTAAAGCTTTGACACCGCCTGGAACAACCAAAATATCGTATTCTAGATATTTTTTTCTATTTTCAGAGTCATTAAAATCAGTTGTTAATACATCGCCAACCATATGACAGCCCAAAATACCATAAAATCTGCCTAGCTGATTAGCAACAACAGTAACTTCAAAATTATTTTCTTTCAAACTATGATACGGATAAATAACTTCATGGTCTTGAAATCCGGTATACGTAAGAATAAGCGCTCTTTTCATTTTATTTCCTTATTTGTCTCTTAATTGTAATATTGGCTTATCTATAGGCCAATTTATATTAATATCTTTGTTATCCCATTTTAACGTAAACTGCTGGTCAACGTCAGGATATTCGCCCTCATAAGACCATTTATAATGGAACACAGAACTATCTGATAGTACTAAAAATCCATTTCCTACTCCCGGAGGTACTAGGACTTGTTTTCTAGTTTTATCGTCTAAAATCAACCAATCCCATTGTTTGTAGGTATTAGATTCTGGCCTATTATCAACCACAACAAAATACATTTCGCCATGGAGACACGTTATTAGCTTATGAGATTTAAAATCTCCGTGAATTCCACGGAGAACATATTTTCTGCTAGTCGACACCTTATCATGATTAAAATCTAGATCGTGATCTCCACTTTTCCACAAAGTCCACAAGTCACCTCTGTAATCAGTGAATACATCCGGATTAAAAATCTTTACATCATGAATTTTCATCCCAGCTAATTTCCCAATCCTTAAATTCTGCCGCTAAACAATCAATTTTATAATCTTTTCTACCGCCAGCTAATTCTTGAATTTTATTTTTAGCAGTATTTCTAATGCCATTTAGTCCATGAGTTAGTTCTAAATTATTTCCATCTTTTACGCCTTTACGATAATTTGACTCATTGTGCCAAATATGTAAATTCATTTGAGATAAAACAATAATTGCCCTGACTGTATTTGCATCTAATATAACATTTTTTTCGCTTAATGTTAAGTCAATATCATGTAAGATGTCGGAAATTTCTTGAGCGTATTCTTCTTTGTGCTCTGGTATAAAAACTTCTTTAAGCTGAGCTATTGATAATCTATCTACTAATTCAGATAAGGTTGGTAAATATTTTCTTCTTTCTTTCAACGAAGCCTCTTTTCTACTATATCTTTAAATATTCTTTCGGTTGAATACAGATTAATAGCCTTTTGATATGCGTTCTCTGCTACCAGCTGATAGTGGTCCCAATTATTTAATATTTCTCGTATTTTATCTTCTAGATCTTCATCATTCTTATAATAAACAAATTCTTTTTCTGGCTCAAACCAATAATCAAATATATGCCATGGATCTTCTTTCAACAATACTAGTGTCTTGTTGAAAATGGCCTCAATCGGACGCGTTTTAATTTGAGGTGCGATTTTCTGATCCAATCTACAAAAAGCTTCATTTTCGCGCCAATCCGGAAGCTGTTTTATGATCTCTATTTCACTATCTGTAAAATATAAAAGATTTGACGTTACCATGATTTTGCTTGCTCTTAAGTATCGCCACATGGCGGGCCTAGGAATATTAACTCCGGTTACATACTTTACTAGGTTTTGTGGTATGCCTAGGCCAAGTGTGAAGAAAGCATGCTTAAACTTGGGAATAGTTTGTATAATATTTAATACTGTAGACTGATCTCTAATTGACGGAGTAGGTACATTTCCCCAATAAATTACATCTAAAATTTTATCGGGATTTTCATTTTCTGGAGCACTCCAGTTAATATTGTGAGGAAAAATAATAGGCCTATATTTATCATAATTATTTATTTTATTCATCCACTCCGCACTATACGGACATGTCGAATATATCTCATGAAAATAATCGGCCACTTCTAGGCTTTTTTTTACTTCTTGCGGGGGGCCATAGAAACCACAGGGTTGCTCTCCTTGATAATATACTTTTCTTTTAAAATTTTTATATTTATTTTTTATCTCACTGTTATATGGAGTGGCATATCCATAAAATAGCACTTCCTCTTCGCTATCATTATCAAATTTTTCAAAATCTAAATATTCGTACGCACAGTCGCCATATTCTCCCGTCTTGTCTCTAACAATTTTCATTCATTAAT